ATGTAATCAAAACAGATAATGAAGCATACTGCTATGGAGAATTGGCAATAACAGATGGAACTGCAGCAGTAAATGTAGAACCAACTGAAAATGAAACAAATGGAGCAGAGGGATAGAAATATCCCTCTTTTTTTAAAAGCGTGTCGCACGAGGTTGGCTTGTGTGCCGTTTTAAGAAAAAAGTAATATAACTACAAGCCTTGAATTATAAAGAAAAGAGGGAGAAAGATGTTAACACTCGAACAAGCAAAATTATATTGCCGTATAGATAACGAAGAAGAAGATGAACTTGTAAAAAGTTTAATAGAAGCCGCAGATGGATATATAAAAACTGCTTGTGGAGAATATAACAAAGATAATCCAAAAGCAGAATTATGCCAAAGAATACTTGTGAATCATTGGTATGAAAACAGAGCAGCAACAGGAAGCACAAAAGGACTAAAATATTCGTTGGATAATTTACTACTACAAATTAGATATGGAAATGAAGGTAGTGATGATAGTAATGAAAACGAGTCAGTATAATAAAAGAATAACCATACAAAGTTATACCGAAACAAAGAATACTCGAGGCATATCAAAAAAAGAATGGAAGGACTTAAAAAAAGTATGGGCCAATATTAATACCAATATAGAAAATGAACAAGATGTTGCTAATTCTATTAAACCTAAAAAATCAAAAGAAATAACCATACGATATGATAAATTATTAGAAAACCAATTAAGCAATACCGAAGAATATAGAATATTCTATAAACATCCATATAACATTCTGGGAATAGAAAATGTTAATGAAGAAAACATCGAATTAAAAATAAGATGTGAGGCGATAGAATAATGAGTCAATATGATATTAGAATGTATGGTTTTGAAGATTTGTATAAAAAACTAGAGGAAATGCCAAATAAGTTAAACAAGGTAGTAGATAATGCACTTATAAAAGCAGCAGAGCCAGTTAGAGATGAAGCAAGAAGAAAAGCAAGGAAAAGCAAAAAAGCAACAGGGTCTAAAGGACATATGGCTGACCATATTGAAATCAGCAATGTGGAACAGGAAGGAACTGCAAAAAGAGTAATAGTGGGATTTACTAAAGGAGATAATTCACCATATTATTATGCGAAATTTATAGAGTGGGGTGCTTCTTCTGGGCCGTGGTCTAGTACGCATTATGGTAAAAAACCATTTATGCGACCTGCTTATAAAGCCAAGGTACAAGAATCACTAGAAATATTTAAAAATTTAGTTGGGAAGGAATTGAAATAATGGATGCACACGAAAAAATATACAAAGTATTATCTGAAATAGGATACGATGTGGAATTCGATACATACACAGGAAAAAATAAAAAATATATAACATATTTTGAAATACTAGAAAAAGAAGATGCCCAATCGGAAGATATGGAGGAAATCATAGGACACCATTTCCAAGTAGATATTTTTTCGGATGAGGACCCAACTGAAATAAAAAATAAAGTAGTGAAAGCATTAAAGAAAAATGAATTCTACTCAATAACATGCCAGGACTTATATGAAAGAGAAAATAAAGTCTTTCATAAAGCAATAGATTGTTATTATGCAGAATATAAAGAATAAAAATTCCTTCTGCTCCTTCACAAATAAATATGTAGGAGGAATTAAAAATGCCAAGACAAATAGGTTTGGAAAAATTAACAGTAGCACAAATAACAAAAGATGAAAATACAGGAACAGTATATGCGGAACCTGTAAAATTAGAAAGGTCAATAAAAGCAAAGATATCTCCAAAAACTTCATCAGAGAAATTATATTCTGATGATTCAGTAGAGGAAATATTAAACAATTTTGACTCTTGCGATGTGGAGATAGAATTAAACCAATTAACAATTGCATCAAGAGCCCTATTACAAGGTTCTAAAATAGTAGATGGAATGTTAGTAGAAAGCAAGGATGATGTAGCACCAGAACTTGCTCTAGGTTTTAGAAGCAAAAAATCAAATGGTAAATATCGTTATGTATGGCTATTAAAAGGAAAATTTGAACATACAGAAGATGAATATGAAACTATAGGAGAAAAACCTACACCAAAAACAAATAGCCTAAAGGGAAGTTTTTATAGCAGAAATGATGGTAACTGGAGAATCATGGAAGATGAAGATGCAGAAGGTTCAAAACCAGAAAGAATAAATGCATGGTTTGATGCAGTACCAGAAATACCAACAGCAGAGGGCTAACAAGAAAATCCTCCTGCTCCTTCACAAATAAAAATTTAGGAGGATTTTAAAATGTCAAATATAAAAGTAACAGGTAAAGAATTAAAGGGAGTAGTCTCTAACAATACAGTAGTATTAGGTGGAAAAGAATATGAAATAAGCTTGGATTTAAATGCTTTTGCAGAATTAGAGGATATGTATGGTGATCCAACAAAAGCATTAGAAGGACTAGAAAAAGGGTCGTTCAAAGCAATAAGAGATGTATTATATGCTATGTTAAAAACTCAAAATCCAAAGCTAACATTAATGGAAGTAGGAAAAATGATTAATATGAATAACATTGTCGAAATTACAAATAAAATCAACGCATCAGCAATGAATTCATTACCAGAAGCAGATGAAGAAACAAAAAACTAATTAATGAGTCATCAACAGAATCCAAAGGAAATACATGGGACTGGGGATGGCTCTACTATTTAGGAACACAAATATTGCATATACCAGAAAAAGAGTTTTGGAAAATGACACCAAAAAAATTGTGTTTATTATCCGAGATTTACTATGAATATAATTCACAGAGCAAAGCAAAAACAGAAAACCACAATGAATCATCAATGGCATACATTGATGAAATTTTTGGATAGAGGTGGTTTTCAAAATGGCAGTAGAAGAAACTTTAGCAAAACTAGGCATAGAAATTGCTTTTGACTCGTCTGGCTTTAAGGAAGGCATAACAAAAGTAAATAATAACTTAAAAACATTGAAATCAGAACTAACACTTTCAAAGTCTAGTATGCAAAATTTCGGGAATACAACTGAAAGTTTGAAAGTAAAAGCAACAAACTTAAGTCAAGCCATCCTTAACCAGAAAGCAAAAGTAGAATTATTAAATGAACAATACAAAAAATCAGTAGAAGAAAAAGGTAAAGATGCTACACAAACTCAAAAATTACAAGTACAACTAAACAATGCAACAGCTACTCTAAACAATATGGAGAAAGAACTAGAGCAATTAAATCAAGACATAAAAGGTCATACTGCAGAATGGAAACAACTAGGAACTACATTAACTACTACAGGAGATAAAATAAAAGCAGTAGGACAAGGAATGCAAACAGCTGGTAGTACATTAACAAAGTATGTAACAGCACCAATAGTAGCACTAGGAACTTTGTCTACAAAAGCAGCAGTTGAATTCGAGTCTGCATTTGCAGGAGTAAGAAAAACTGTAGATGCAACAGAAGAACAGTTCGCAGAGTTAGAACTTGGAATAAGAAATATGTCAAAAGAGTTGCCAGCATCTACAACTGAAATATCAAGTGTTGCAGAAACGGCTGGACAATTAGGAATAAAGACTCAAGACATATTGAGCTTTACCAGAGTAATGATAGACTTGGGGGAATCTACAAACCTATCTGCAAGTGAAGCCGCTTCTTCTTTAGCAAAATTTGCAAACATAACAAAAATGTCTGCATCAGAATACAGTAATCTAGGTTCTGTAATAGTAGCACTAGGTAATAATTTTGCTACAACAGAAGCAGACATAGTGAGTATGGCTACAAGATTAGCCGCATCTGGAGAACTTGTAGGATTAAGCCAGGCACAAATAATGGCACTAGCAACAGCAATGAGTTCTGTAGGAATAGAAGCAGAGGCTCGGTGGTTCTGCAATGGCAAAACTACTAAAGCAAATACAAATGGCAACAGAACTTGGTGGGCAAAAACTTAATCAATTTGCAAGTGTTGCAGGAATGTCATCTGCACAATTTAAACAAGCATTTGAAACAGATGCAGTAGGAGCCTTAAGCACATTCATAAGTGGTCTAAATGATACAGAAAGAAATGGAAAATCAGCAATAGCAGTATTAGATGAAATGGGCTTAACAGAGGTAAGATTAAGCAACACAATACTTTCTCTTGCAAATGCTAATGGAGTAATGACAGATGCAATAAATCTAGCAAATGAAAGTTGGAATGAGAACACGGCATTGACTAATGAAGCAAACCAGAGATATGGTACAGTAGAAAGCCAACTAGCAATGCTAAAAAATAGTATACAAGATATAGGAATAGAACTCGGACAAGCACTATTACCAATTATAATTGATTTGGTAGAAATGGTGCAGCCAATCGTAGATAGAATAAAAGAATGGGCGACTGCGTTTAAAAATCTAGATGAAGAAACACAAAAAAGCACTTTGAAAATGGTAGCATTAGTGGCAGCACTAGGACCTATGTTAAGCATAGCAGGTAAAGTAGTAAGTTCAGTAGGTAGTATGGTCTCTGGATTTGGAAAAGTAGCAACAGCAATAGGTAACGCAGGGGGAATAGCAAAAGTATTTTCAACAGCAATGTCTGCTCTAACAGGACCAGTAGGAATAGCAATAGGAGTTATAACTGCATTAGTTGCAGCATTTGTGCATCTATATAAAACAAATGATGATTTCAAAGAAACAGTACAAAAAGCTTGGCAGAGAATCCAAGAAGCAATACAAAAAGTATGGCAGATACTACAACCAATCTTCCAAAAAGCAATGGAGGTAATCCAAAATATTTGGAAGGCAATAGAACCATTAGTAGAATTGCTAGGAACAATACTGGTAAATGCAATCGCTTTGCTTGTGGAAATATGGGCAAAACTATATGAAATACTAGCACCAGTTATTGACTTTTTATTGTCTGCAGTAGGATTGGTAGCAGATGTCATTGGAGCAATCACATCTGTGTTCTCGGACTCAATACCAGAGATAGAAAGATTCGATGACACAGTAAGTGAAGCAACCCAAGAAGCGGTTGGATCATTTATGGATTTAGAAGAACAAGCAACAGTTTCTCTAAATCAAATGGCTTGGAGTGGAGCTACAATAACAGAAGAAATGAAAAACAACTTAACATCTACAATAAGCCAAATGAAAGAGCAAATTGTTTCAAAGATAGAAGAACAAAAAAATGAAACAACACAATTGCTAACAGAACAACTAGCAACCTTAACAAGTTTAACCGAAGAAGAAAAACAAAAAATAATAACAGATGCAAATGCAGGATTTGATGAAAAGAAAAGAATAACAGAAGAAGGAACGGCAAGAATAAATGAAATCCTAACTCAAGCATCAGAACAAAATAGAGCAATAACACAAGCAGAAGCAGATGAAATAAATAGGATAAAAAGTGAAATGACAAATACTGCAGTTGCAGTAATGTCAGAAAATGAAGCAGAACAAGCAGCTATCCTTGAAAGAATGAAGGCAAATGCAAGTGATTTATCTGCACAACAGGCAGCAGAAGTAGTAAGGAATAGCATAGAACAAAAAAATCAAACAATAGAAGCCGCCAACCAAGAATATGATGAAAGAATGAAGGCAGCGGCAAGATTAAGAGCAGTAGGAACAGAAGAAGCAAACAAGGCCGCAGATGAAATAATAGCATCTGCAGAAAGACAGAAGAATGAAACTATTACAAAAGCAGAAGAAATGCATCAAAAGGTAGTTACAGAAGCACAAAACCAAGCACAAGAACATGTAAATAAAGTAGACTGGGAAACAGGAGAAATCAAATCAAACTGGGATGTTTTCTGGTCAAATATAGGAAATGGAATTGCAAATGGTTGGAATAGTGTAAAGCAATGGTTTTCTAATGGAATAGAAAATATAAAAACATCTTGGTCTAATGGATGGCAAAATATCAAAGATGGTGCATCACAAAAATGGAGTGAAATTACTCAAGGGGTAAGTAACTTAAAAGATAATGCAGTAAATAAGATATCAGAACTTGGACAAGGTATAAAAGAAAAATGGCGGACAATTGAAGGAAAACACATCACAAACTTGGGATAAAATAAAAACGGGAGTGTCAGATGCATCACAATGGATGTATGACCATAATTATTATTACCAAGATATGTGTGATTTCATCAATGAAAAATGGTCGGACATTTCAACTGCAACATCAGAAAAATGGTCAGAAATCAAGTCAAAAGTTTCAACCACAATAACAAATGTTAAAGATGGAATCTCAAACAAATGGAATGAAATCTGTACGGCAACATCAGAAAAATGGAACCAAGCGAAAAATACTATATCAGAAACAGCATCAAATATAGGCACAACAGTATCAACAAAATTCACAGAATTGAAAAATGGTGCAGTAAATAAATTCAATGAAATAAAAACTAATGCATCAGAAAAATGGCGGACAAATCAAAAATACTATTTCGGATAAAATATCTCCAGTAGTACAAAATATACAAAGCAAATGGGACCAAGTAAAAACAAATGCAGCAAATAAATGGCGGAGATATTAAATCAACTATAGGAAATAAAGTAGGAGAAATAAAAACCGCAGTTTCAAACAAATTCAATGAAATTGTTACAGGTGCAAAAACTTGGGCTCAAAATATGATGAATGGCTTTGTACAAGGAATAAAAGATAAAATCCAAAGCGTAAGAGATGCAACTGCAAATGTAATAAACAATATCAAAGACTTTTTAGGCTTCCACTCTCCAGCAAAAGAAGGAGAAGGTAGACACATCGTAGAGTGGGGAGAAAATATGATCCTAGGTTTTATAGATGGTATGGATAATAAAACACAGACATTAAGAAATAGAATGAGAAATCTACTAGAAGCACCAGAACTAACAACAAACCTAGACATAGGTCTAAAAACAATGGCTAAACCAGGAATAGGTTTGAATGGATATAATACAACAACAAACAATACAACAAACAATTCAAACTTTACTCTAAAAATAGAGAAATTCATAAATGAAAGAGAACAAGATGTAGAAAGACTAGTAGAAGAAATAGAATTCTACAGAAATAGAAAACTGGCAGCAAAAGGAGGATAATTGTGGGGGCATATTTTATATATAATGGAATCAAGTCAAGTGATATGGGGGTAGTGCTCAAAGCATTGCCCCCTATTACTAAACCTAAAAGAAAAATAGAAACAATAACAGTACCAGGCAGGAATGGAAATTTACACATTGATGAAGGTTGCTATGAACCTATAAATATATCATTAGAGTGTGCATTAAAAAAAGGAATAAATGCTAGAAGCATAACCGAATGGTTAACAGAGTTTGGTGTAATCACTTTTTCAGATGAAGTAGATAAGTGTTACAATGCGACAATTGTAAACAGTATCCCTTTATCTAGAGTATTTAGAATATACAGAGAATTCATAATACAATTGGAGTTACAACCAATAGCATTAAGCATCCAAGAATACACATACAACTGCAATAACAATAATGTGAACACATTAAGTATAGATTGTACAGCAGAAATGTGTCCATACATAAAAGTAACAGGAAGCGGGGAAATACAACTAACCATAAATAATAGCACTTGTATTTTAAATGTAGATGAAGAATATATCGAGTTAGACTGTGAGTTACAAAATGCATATAAAGGACTAGAGTCAAAGAATGACAAAATGAATGGAGAATTCCCCAAATTAAAACCAGGGAAAAACACTATACAGATTATAGGAAATGCAACAATGCAAATAAAATACAGAAAAGCCTATATATAGGAGGCAAAAATGTTAACAATTTATAATCAGTTTGAAAAAGAATTTACTAATAACGGGCTAGGAATATTAAGAGATGTAATATCCGCTAAAATAATAGAGGAATTAAATGGGCAATATGAATTAGAAATGGAATATCCTATAAAAGGTTACCTAGCAGAAGAAATAAAAGAAGGAAATATAATAAAAGCAAAGGGTGTAGAGTCATACCAATTATTCAAAATAAAACATGTAAAAAAAACACTAACTAGAAAGCAGATAGTAGCCACACATATATTTTATGAATTAAATAATGACTTTGTAGAAGATGTGTATCCACAAAATCTAGCAGGACAAGCGGCTCTCCAATGGATATTGGATCATACAGTAAATAACAGTAAAACAAAATATACGGCATATTCAGATATAACAACAGTAGCAACTGCAAGATATGTTAGAAGAAATCCAGTAGAGTGCTTAATAGGAGAAATAGACAATTCGTTTGTAAAAATATGGAGTGGAGAATTAGAAAGAGATAATTTTTCAATAAAGATGTTAAGTAGAAGGGGCTCAAATACAGGATATAAAATAATGAAAACAAAGAACTTAACTGGGATAGAAGTAGATATAGATTATAGCACAGTAGTAACCAAAATAATGCCACAAGGATATGATGGACTATTATTACCAGAAAAGTATATAGAAAGCCCATTAATAAGTAACTATCCAGAGCCAATAATAAGAAAAGTGGAATTCTCGGAAGTGCAAATTGTAGAAGATACAGAGAATCCAGAAAACAATGTAACTGAAGAAAAAGCCTTTGAAATATTAAGAGAAAAAACAAATAAATTATTTGAAAAAGACCACATTGATGAGCCAATAGTGAGTATGAAAGTAGAATTCCTAGAACTATCAAAAACAAAAGAATATAAAGAAAAATTTAGTTTTCTAGAAACAGTAAAAATGGGAGATACATTACATACAAAAATAGATGATATAGATGTGGACATAGAAATAAGAATAGTAAAGTATACTTGGGATGTGTTAAAAGAAAGATATATATCTTTAGAATTAGGTAATCTAAAAGCAAACTATGTGACAAATCAAATAGTACAAGAAGAAAAAAATAATCAAGAATGGGAACGAGTTCCAAACTTATTACAACAAGTAAAAGATTTTGCAACATCTTCAATAACAAATGCTATGGGTGGATATGTATATAAAACACAAAACGAACTTTTTATAATGGACACCAATAATCCGACAACAGCACAAAAAGTCTGGAGATGGAATATAGAAGGACTAGGATACTCGAAAAATGGAATAAATGGACCATACGAAATAGCAATGACATCAACAGGACAAATTGTGGCAGATTTTATAAGCACAGGAACATTAGATGCAAACCTAATGACAACAGGTATTTTAAGGTCACAAGATGGAAACTTTTATATCAACTTAAATACAGGGGAATTTTACTCCGTAGATGTAGAAGGCATCAGAATGACAGTTAATCAAAATAGTGAAGAAATACAAAACAACCAAGATAGAATAGCAAGTCTAAACATAGCAGTAGATAGAATTGTTCAATCAATCCAAATAAGTGGTGGGAATAATGCAGTAATAAATAGTGTGGGAATATATGGCACAGATAGATATGAAATATCTGGTACTGGAAATAGTTTATTTGGAGAAGTCGCAGACTTAACAAATGTAACAAAATCGGGTGCAATGATATACGCAACAAATTTATTAATAAAACACCAAGAAATTGTACTAGTGGAAGGAAATACATATACATTAACATTTAAGTATAGCAATACAGAAGGCAATAAATTTGTATTTAAATTAAAAAATACCACAGAAGTAGAACTAGTAAATACAACTGCAGCAAAGAACCTAGAAGAAGTTGTATATACATTTGTAGCAAGTGGAAATATAACATACTCAATGGAATGCAGTTATCTAGACAATACAAAAGGTGGTTTCTTGACTGACTTAATGTTGGTAGACGGAGATTTGAGATGCAATTGGGAACCAGCACCAGGGGAAATAATGGGAACAGCATTGCAACTGTATTACAATGGAATGAGGGTAGTATCAGAAAACTCAAATATCATAACAACCATCAATAACCTAGGTATGTCAGTAGTGGACAAAGATAATGCTAACAATATTATACTTACATTAAATAATTTAAGAGTATTATTAACTAACACAGAAATAAATGGAACATTAAAAATAGAAGATTTTATATTCCAACAATTACTCATAAACTCGGATGAGTGCTTGTTTGTCTTGTAATTATTTTCTCCTGCTCCTTCACAAAAAAATAGAAGGAGAAAGTAATGGCAAGTATATATGGAGAATATAGCAATTATAACAGGTTAAGAATAGATTATTCATATTCACAGAGTATAGCAAATAACTGCACATATATAAACATGGACCTATATGTAGAAAGAACACAAGCATATAACTACTGGAATAATTACGGGGATGCATATTGGAACTTAACAGGAAAAAGTAATACATATATGACATTTGATTGGGCGGCAGGAAGTACATCAATGTATTTAGGGTCAAGTTCAACAACAGTATATCACAATGCAGATGGAACTGGCGGTGTGACACTAAGTGGATATTGGTATACTGGTATCTCGGGGAAATCATACATTCCAAATTCAATAAGTGTATCGGGATACATTTCATTACCAACAATTCCAAGATATGCCGCAATAACTAGTTTTAAATGTTCTAGCAAAACAATAAATAGCCTTGTATTAGATTATGCAGTAGATAGCACTTGCGATGCTTTCTGGTATTCGTTAAATGGTGGTTCGTGGACAAGTATGCCATCAAACAAAACGATAACAGGTCTATCGGCCGCAACAGCATATTCAATAAAATTAAGAGTCCGAAGGAAAGATAGCCAACTAACAACAGATAGTTCTGCAATAAGTGTAACTACATATGATTACGCAAAAATAACAAGTGCATCAAATTATAATATAGGCACAAATACAAGCATTAGTTTTTCAAACCCGAGTGGTTCAACAGTAAACGCATGGATAGAAAAAGAAACAACCACAGACTTGTTAAGTGCAAAAAGAACAGGAATATCAAGCCCATATACTTTCGCATGGACATCATCAGATAATAACCTACATTATGCAGCAATACCAACAGCTAATAGTTTGAAAGTGAAATTTGTAGTGCAAACAGTATGCAATGGAACATCATATTACAGCACAATAATAAAAACGGCTACATTAACGGATGCCAATCCTACATTTTCAAATTTTACATTCCAAGACTCTAATAGCACTACTGTTGCACTAACAGGAAATAATCAAAAGTTAATTTCGGGATACTCGAACTTAAAAACAATAATTAGCACTGCTAATAAAGCCGTAGCTAATAAAGGTGCAACAATGATTAAGTACAGAACAGAACTAGGAAAATTAAGCAAGGAAGTATCATACAGTAGTTCTGCAGAAGTAAGTATGGAATTAACAAAGGTAAACGCATCAAGCATTATTGTAAAAGCAATAGATGGTAGAGGAAATATAACATCAGTTACAAAGTCAGCAACATTAGTAAACTATACAGAAGCGGTAATACAAAGTATGAGTATCATTAGACAAAATGGAATAGGAACAACAGCTAACATTGTAGGAAATGGAACATATGCCAATATAAACTTTGGTGCGAAAACAAATGCAATACAATCAATACAATATAGAGTGAAAACCAAAAGTGGTAGTTTTGGTAGTTGGACAGACATTACAAGTAAATTTACATTAGGAAGCGGTACATTTAAGAATAATACAACATCTAACACATTAACGGGATTTACGGTAGGAACAGAATACATAGCAGAAATTAAAGTGACAGACTTATTGAGCAGTGTTACTAGACAAGTAGAGATAACGAGTGGAGATAGTATCTTATGCCTAAACAGAACAAAAAAATTAGTAGGTGTAGGAAAAATCCCAACGAATACATTACCAACTGGAAGTCTTGATGTAAAAGGAAAAGTATATGCAGGAGGACAAAATATTCAAGGCTTAATGGGAGCTACAATACAGACAATTGTTGTAGGTGGAGATGCAGATACATACTATCCAGTAGTAATATCAAGGACAAAAGTAAAAAGTTCTTTTCCATACTGCAAATTCAATATTACAAGGGGATTTTCCGTGACCGCACCAGATACATGGAATACTGCAACACATAGAGGTGGATTGACATTCTCCGTTCTATGGTCTGGAGATAATTACTGGGGTGGTAATGATAAAAACTTGAAAGTTCTTGAATTTGGAGAAACTTATTCGACAATGGTAGCAGGAATGAAACTATCTACAAGTGGACTCGTAGTGTGGTTAAGAGGTGGAACAGCAACTTATTACTTGGAATCAGATTATGGGGATTTTGTATCGGCAACAGTTTACCTAGACGGATTTACAGATAATGCGAGCCAAACATTTTCTGCAAGAACTTCTACAAGTAATGTAGCAAATGAGATACAAGCAAATGTGTTAAAGAAAGCAGGGGAACTATACCCAGTTGGTAGTATTTATATCAGCACAGTATCAACAAATCCATCAAGCTATTTTGGAGGTACTTGGGTGGCGTTTGCAACAGGAAGAACACTAGTAGGTATTAACACAGGAGATACAGACTTTGCAAGTTCGGAAAAAACAGGAGGATCTAAAACACATACATTAACAACAGCACAAATACCAAGCCATAGCCACGGATTAAATGCACATGCCCATAGTTTTAGTGCAACTACGAGTAGTGCAGGAGCCCATACTCATGGTGGTGTGACAAAAAATGGTGCTTTAGGTAGTTATGAGTTCAATAGACCAAATGGATGGAGTGGAGATTATTCAAGAACATTTACAGATTCGGCAGGAGCACATACTCACTCTGTTTCTGGAACAACAGGTGGGAATAGTGGTAATACAACTGCAACAGGGTCAAGTGGAGCTCATAATAACTTACAACCATATATTGTAGTCTATATGTTCAAAAGAACAGCGTAAAAGGAGGAATAAAAATGGAAGAAACCCTACAACTTATACAAAGCTTTGGAGGCCTAGTCATATTGTCTGGGCTTTTTGTTTGGCAATGGATAGAAGAAAAGAAAACATCAAAGGAAGAAAAATCGAATAACCAGAAGATACTAAAAGAACTTGCCAATTCAAATCAAAACATCGCAGAAAGCTTAAACTTATTAAAAATATCAATCGACATACAAAGTAATGAATTCAAGCAGCACGATGAAAGAGCAATAAGAGAATTTGCAGAAATAAAGCAAGAAATAATGAAAATGGAAGGAGGAATGGGAACATGGAAGAATTAAAGAAACTAATAGACTTGAAAACTATAATAACACTATTACTTACGATTGTCTTCGTGATTTTGGTAGTGTTTCAAATACCAATGCCAGAATTCTTTATAGAAATTTATAGACTATTAATAGTTTTTTATTTTGGAACACAAGTACAAAAAACAAGTGACTATATAAAAAATTTAAAAGAAAATACAGATAAGCAAGAATAACAGAAAAAAGAACAGATAATCCTGCCTAATAAAAATTAGGAGGGATAGTATGAATAACAATGAGTTAATTCAAAAATTAAAAAATGTAGTTAACAATTATAATACAATATATATGTGGGGATGCTTTGGTCAACCAGTAACAGAATCAATAATTGCTAGCAAAAGCAAACAATATCCAGACTGGTACAATTCAAGCAGACAAAAGAAATTCAGAAAATTAATAGGTAAAAATTACTTTGGATTTGACTGTGTGTGTTTGATAAAAGGTATTCTTTGGGGATGGAATGGAGATGCCACAAAATCACATGGTGGTGCTCAATATGCAACAAATGGAGTGCCAGACATTGGAGCAGATACAATGATAAATAAATGCAACAATATATCTACAGATTTTAGCAATATTGTACCAGGAGAAGCCGTGTGGTTAAGTGGTCACATAGGAGTATACATAGGAGATGGACAAGTAATAGAATGCACACCTGCATGGAAAGATGGAGTTCAAGTGACAAGCCTATCACAAAGAAAATGGGTAAAACATGGGAAATTACCTTACATCGAATATAGTGTTAATAATGCCCCAGAAATAACGCCTGCAGTAGGTAATATATATACAGTAGTTAAGGGAGATACATTAACAAAAATAGCAAATCATTTTGGAACTACAGTAGAAGCAATCGCAAAAGTTAACGACATAAAAGATGTAGATATAATAATTACAGGGCAAAAATTAGTAATTCCAGAAAGCAAACAAGTGGTAACTCAAATAAAAACTAAAACAGTAACAGCAAATACTGGACTAGTATTGAGAAGCCAACCAAGAAAAAATTCAACATATATTACGGCGTATCCTAAAGGAACAAAAGTAACAGTTATAGCAGAAAATGTAGCATCTGCAGATGGATTCAATTGGGATGAAGTAATAGTAAATAATAAAAAAGGGTATATGGCAAATAAATATTTAGCATAAATAAAACGGAAGGTACTAAAAAAGCCTTCCGTTTATTTTTTTGTTTTTTCATATTCAACATCTTTAAAAAGTGGACTATTAAAAAAGTCATATAATTGAAGGTTAAAACCTTCGCTAACATGAAGCAAAGTATCAAGTCTAGGCATTTCAGTTTTGCCGTTCATAAAATCACTTAAAGTGTTTGAAACACCTGCTAAACTAGATACTGCATTTATTGTTTTTACATCATTAAGTTCCATTAGTTCTAAAATTCTCTGTCGAATAGCATCTGGTAGATACATATAAATACCTCCTCAATATTAGAATTTCCAATATCAAGAAAAGTATAGCAAAGGTCAATAAAAAAAGTTTCGACTATGTCCGAAAGTTTCGGTTGAAACCGAAAAAAATTAATGGTAAAATATAAAAAAGTTTCGGCTACGACCGAAAAGAAGGAGGAAGAAATGAATAAACCAATACGCATAGCAGATGTGGAAATACTACAAATGGCAGGATTTATAGATGTTTTAGAAGTTATCGAAAATTATGATAACATTAAGGATGTCAAAAAAGACATAAAAGTAAGAAAAAAATATATGAAACAAGAAATAAGAATGCTAGAAAAAAACAACAAAAAAGAATATTTTTCAAAAGAAGAAGTAAAAGAGGTGTTAAGAGGTATTCAGATGTTTTTACAAAGAAACGAATGGAGTTACGCAAAAGATTATTTAGAAATATTGATGAACGAAATGTCAAATAATGTCGAAAAACCTTGAAATCTGCGATGAAAAGTTGTTGCCAAAAACTGTCGAAAATTGTATAATTTTCCCAGGAGGAAATATACAAATGGATAAAATAAGAATACAAATAGCAATAGAAGATAAAGAAACACTAGAAGAAGTAATCAATAACATTGATTTAGTTGGAAAAAATGAAATTGTGTCAATAGCAAAGAGCGGAGAAGATGTCATAAAAAAATTAGACATAGCAAGACCAGATATAGTAATCTTGGGAGCAGCACTAAGTATGGTAGATACATTAAGCGTTATAGAAAAAGTAAAAAAGGAAAATGAAAATATCAAATGTATAGTTGTAGGTAGTGTTAGCAATTTAATGGAGGAACTATTCTATAAAAAAGGAACATCTTGCATAATGAACTTTCCGATAGACTATGATTTATTGAGAAATAGAATAGAAAAATTATATAAAAATAAAAAAACAGAGGAAGAAAAAAATACTAACGAGCTAGAAAAAGGAAAAAGAATAATTGAATCAATAATGAATATTGAGGATAAAAGTCTAGAAGAAAAAATAAGAATAGAATTATATCGAGTAGGAATAATACCAACTCTAAAAGGATACCAATATGCAAGTGAAATAATAAAACAAAGAATAATGAATCCACATATATTAAAAGGATTTCAAGAAGATGTATATCCATATATAGCAGTAAAATTTAATACCAAAACAAGCATAGTAGAAAGTGCAATAAGAAATGCTATAAAAGCAACATATATGAAAAGACCAGATTTGTATCAAGAATATTTTCAATCAAGGGGTGCTCCGACTACAATAGAATTTTTAGAGGAAATAACGGAAAAAATAAGAATGATAATAAAGAAAGAAGAAGAAGGCTTAATGTGAGCCTTCTTTTTTTGAAATCAAATAATGCTGAAATTGTGCAATTGCTTCTGCAGTACCACAATGACTACAAATTTTGGTTTTATTATCTTTTCGAGAAATTGCAGGATGACCATATATAGGAAAACCGCAATTAGGACATATATGATTATAAAAAGAATTCATAATAGTACACCTCCGCTTTTTTGACAGTATAACTCTAAAACCCTTGAAATACCAGCATTTTATTGAAATTGTTTCGCAAAAATGCTGGCTATTATAACAAGAGCGTGGTATTGTTAGTTAAAGGGGGTATAATTATGTTAACAGGAAAATTCGGAATCGAAATTGAATTAACAGGAATCACAAGAGCAAAAGCTGCCGAAACACTAAAAACAGTATTAGGAGGCAGAGTGGTACATGCCGCATATGAAGGATACGATACAAGAAAAATAACTGCAGAAGATGGTAGAGTATGGAAGGTAGTAAGTGATGCAAGTATAAGAACAGAGGCACCAAGAGGAACCTCATCAAATTCCACATATGCAGTAGAAATAGTAAGCCCGATACTGACAGAAAAGGATATAGACACAGTACAAATAATAGTAAGAGCTATAAGAGCCGCAGGTGGCAAGGCAAACGATAGTTGTGGAATACACATACACCTGGATGGTTCAAATCACACAGTACAAAGTATAAAAAACTACATAAATATAATAGCAAGCAAAAACGACTTACTATATAAAGCATTAGAGATAAAACCTGCAAGAATGAGATACTGCAAGAAAATGGATGAAAGACTAATAACAGAAATACAAAGAAAAAAACCACAAACAATGCAAAAAATAAAAGATATCTGGTACAACGAAAGAAATGCAGGACATCACACACACTATGATAATAGCAGATACCACTTCCTAAACCTACACAGCTACTTTGAAGGAAACCACACAGTAGAATTAAGGGGATTCAACTCAACATTACACGCAGGAAAAGTAAAAGCATACATACTACTAGCACTAGCAATAAATAACCAAGCACTAAAACAAAAGAAAGCTTGCTGCAGAAAGATACAAGAAGAAAATGAAAAATTCGCAATGAGGGTATATCTAAATAGAATAGGATTCATAGGAGAAGAATACAAGAACTACAGAGAACACCTATATAAACACCTAGATGGATGTGCGGCTTGGAGATATGGGGTAGATGATCCAAGATATAATCAAAAAAGAAAGGAGAAAAAATAAAATGGAAAATAAAAAAATATACATAGCATACGGAAGTAATATGAACAAAGAACAAATGAAAAGAAGATGTCCTAATGCAAAACCAATAGGAAAAGCAATACTAGAAAACTATAAACTAGAATTCAGGGGTGTAGCAAATGTAATAGAATGTGAAGGAGAAAATGTACCAATAGCAGTATGGGAAATAACAGATGAATGCGAAAATGCACTAGACATATATGAAGGATACCCTAGATTATACAGAAAAGAATATGTGGAAATAGAAATAAATAACAAGAAAGAAAAGGGAATGATATATGTGATGAATTACGGAAAAGGTGCAGCACCAAATAGATACTACTTCAATGTAATAAAACAAGGATATAAGGATTTTGGAATAAGATTAATGCCATTAATAAAAGCACTAAATGAAACACTAAAAAAATAAAAATAAACACTAGGAGTTAAAGAATAACTCCTAGATTTTTGCTTTTGTAAAAAAACAAAAAAGAATGTCTAAATATTGTTTTTTTATGTTGTTAACTATTGCAAAAAAATTTTAAGTTATGATATAATTACGGAAAAGATGCAAAGGGGTAAAAAATGAGAAAAAGAAAAGAAGATGAAAACCTACTTACATTAAGACCCGACATTGCAAAACAATGGGATTACAGAAAAAACAGACCATTAAGACCTGAGCATTTTTCTGTTGGTAGCAGTAGAAAAAAAGTATGGTGGAGATGCTCAAAAGGACATAGATGGCAAGCAACAATTGCATCGAGAACATCAAATGGAAATGGATGTCCAGTATGTGCTAACAGAATGATTTTAGAAGGATATAATGACCTAAAAACATTAAAACCAGAATTAGCAATGCAATGGAACTACGAAAAAAATGGGGAATTAAAACCAACGGAAGTAGGTAAATGCTCTAATAAAATAGTATGGTGGAAATGTCCAAAAGGTCATGAGTTTAAAGGCAAAATAAACGATAGAGCCAACAAAGGACATGGATGCCCAGTATGTTCAAACAGATTAATAATACCAGGAATAAACGACTTGCAAACACTACGACCAGACCTAGCAGCAGAATGGGATTACTGGCAAAATGATATAAAACCAACCGAAGTAGGTACAGGAAGCAATAAAAGGGTATGGTGGATATGTTGTAGAGGCCATAGATGGCAAACATCTATAAATGATAGGAAAAAGACAAACTGTCCAATATGTGCAAGAAAATTGAAGCAAAGAAATAAAATAAATGTGGATGGTGTGATGATATAGAAGTCCGAAAAAAATAAAAGAAATTTCGGCACAAAACTATTGATTTCTTTTTTAATTAATTGTTATAATTAATGATAGAAAAATACTACTAATGAAAAGGAGAGTGACAAATGACAAAAATATAGTTTTTAATAATTGTCTATTGTAAGTATATTGTATGTATATTATGTAGAAAAATTTACACCAATTTACAGCAATTTCGAAAAAATTACAATTAGGCACGAATTAGTTTTTAAGTTTTTAAATTTTGCTTTACAAAAACAACTTGTACAAGCAGAAATTAAGAAACCCCAGCGATTAGCGGGGTAAGGTTATTTAAAAAATATATTAAAGGAGTTGAAGATTTTATGATTAAAAATCGACAAGAAAAGGGTATAACCCTTATCGCACTAGTTATCACAATAATAGTCATGTTAATACTAGTAGCAGTAACAATAACCATGGCAGTAGATGGAGGTCTATTTGGTAGAGCAGCAGATGCAGGAAGACAAACAAATGAGGCAGTATTAGCAGAACAAGAATTAGGAAGTGGAGTAATAAAAATAAAAAAAGGAAGTACAATCTATGAATATGATAATATAAATGCGTATTTCACAAATACTCCATCTAAAGTTTATGAAGATGGTAAAATTGAAGAGGAAACACCAGACAATCCAGGAGGAGATGACCCAATAGACCAAAGAATAATAGTAGACGAAACATTAACAGACAAAAAATTCACACTAGAAATAGAAGATGGCTATAATGCAACAGAAACACCTATTACAAAAAAATTAAATCCAACATTAATTGGAATAGAAGGAACACCAATTTGGACAAGTAAGAATAAAGCTGTTGCTGATGTAAGCCAAACAGGGTTAGTAACAGCAATAGGAACTGGAACAGCAGAAATAACAGTAAGTGTAACATATAGAGATGTGACATATACAGATACATGTACAGTAACGGTAGAAGGACCAAAACAATATTTGGGAATGACAAATGAAAAAATAGATTCAGGAATAGGATGTTATGTATATGTAGATGGACAATATGGAGTAATATATGCAGACTTGGCATTTGGTGTAGAAAATGGACAATGGGGAGATTCGTACGGAGCTTATACATATGGTTGTAATGACGAAGAAAAAGCAACTTTAAAAAAATATTATTTAAATGGAACATATGACCCAGGGGACGAGTTTGGAACAGCATGGGGAGAGAAACCGCTTTTAGTAGTGGATAATGAACAAGGAGGAACTATTGACAGATTCTATGTAATGGCGTTAACCGATTTTACTAGTGGATGGCGCAATGAGCTTTATTGGAATTGGTCTTTAGATTACCCGCACCCATACGGAGACCCTTATTTTGAAACGCAAAATGCTTTTGGCTCTGGTGTATCTAATACAGATTTATTAGTTAATTGTGATGAGGTTACTTGGTATTCCGGTGACATCTGGTATTATTTAGGCTCAGGTAGTAGTTGGTTTGTTCCGTCGAGCGGTGAATGGTCGGCATTTGCACAAAAATTAGGTGTAACTTCGACTAATTTCCCGAATTATGGTCTTGGGGAAAAATACTGGTCTTCTACGGAGGGGATTTGGAATTTATATGATGTTCAATGCGCCTCTTTTAAATCGGGTAAAATTGTTGACTATAACATCTATTATAACTCGGAGTCACTGGATGTAGTTTATCCTACCTTGCCTGTTAGGCTGAGCTCTAGATACTAACGACTCTTTTCGTCTGTTCGACTCGCGATGCGCCACGGGTGCAGGAAAATTCTAAAAAAACAATTATTTTTATAAAAAATGCATATAGGGACGCGTTGGACTGCGGAAAAATTTACCACAGTGTCCCTATTTAAAAATTAACATTTTTTTGAAAAAGATTAATTGCAACTGGGGACGCGTTTCTGATGTATGAAAATGCTATAAAAACATCTAATTTTTTTACAAAAATTATTGACATTTTAATTTAAATATGAATTAAAACTAAAATATATAAGTGAAGCGCATTCCACCTATATATTTTAGTTTTTTTTGATGTTAGATGTGAATTGTCGAATGAATAATAAATTTTTATACTAAGAATATACAACTGGGAATTTGTGGACGCTCAAATGAATGTAAATAAATAAAAAAATTGTTGCTATTTAGAAAAATTATATTTACACAAATCGATTTTTATGATAAAAATATATAAGTAAAAATATATATTTTAGGAGAGAAATATGTTTAAAAATAATAAAGAAAATATTAATTATATGAGTAAAGAAGAAGTAGAAAAATTATATGAATTTCAGAAAAAAAATTTTGATTCTAAAATAGATGAGCAAAAAAATAGAATTTCGGAACTTGCTGATATTATTTCTGCAAGATTTGGGGAGGATATTGTATCATCGAATATTAATACTACTATAAAAATATTACAAAACAACATAAAAGATGTTGAAAAAATGTATAAAATAGATTTAGAGGCATCTGAAAAAATTATAAAAAAAGAAATTGAGAAATCTGAAGATAAAGTTAATAAGAATTTTGAAAAAGCTATTCAAGAGCAAGTGAAAAATTATAATATAGCAAATAGTATTTCAAATCAACATGGAAAAGAAATAGAAAAGATAAATGAGTTATTACATGAAAAAGACTGTCAAATTCTTGAGTTAAGTAATGAGCTTAAAGATTATATAGATGGAGATTTAGAATATAAAAAAGATATTGAAGATAAGTTTGAAAATACAAATAAAAAAATTAATAAAATAAATTATCATGGTATAACTAATAAATTTGATAAAAAACTTCAAGAAGAATCTAAAGAAATAAATGAAAAAATTAATGTTTTAAATGTTGTTTCTGGGGAAAATTCAGAAATGATTGAAGATTTGGCAAAAAAAATATTAGATACAAATAAATGGGCAACAACTGATATAACTGAAAATAAAAAGAATATTGATAAAATAAATGAAAAATATGTGATTTTAAATGAAAATATTAATAATAACAATAAAAAAACAATAGAGTTAATTAATCCAATACAAGAAGAACAAGAAAAGTTACAACAATTAGTAGAAGGAAATAATGTAAAAACATTAGAAGAAATTACTGCAATAAAAGGATTAGTAGAAAGTAATAAAACAGAAGTATTTAAGTTAATAGAAAAAGGGCAAAAAGATTTAGATAAAAAGTTAAAGGCTAGTGAAATAGAAAACAAAAAAGTAAAAGAACAATTAAGCAAAGAAATTAATCCAATAAAAGAAGAACAAGAAAAACTACAACAATTAGTAGAAGGAAATAATGTAAAAACATTAGAAGAAATTAGTGAAATAAAAGGATTAGTAGAAAGTAATAAAACAGAAGTATTTAAATTAATAGAAAAAGAGCAAAAAGATTTAGATAAAAAGTTAAAGTCTAATGAGGTAGAAAATAAAAAAGTAAAAGAACAATTAAGCAAAGAAATTAATCCAATAAAAGAAGAACAAACAAAATTACAACAATTAGTAGAAGGAAATAATGTAAAAACATTAGAAGAAATTAGTGAAATAAAAGGATTAGTAGAAAGTAATAAAACAGAAGTATTTAAATTAATAGAAAAAGAACAAAAAAATGTAGACAAAAAATTTAATAATATTAAAGATGAATTATTTAAAGATATTAATGTAATTAAAGAAAAACAAAATGAGTTAGCTAATAATAAGGAATTAGAAGAAAAACTAGCTAGTTTGAAAAATGCTCAGAAAAATTATGAAGATTCAATAAAAAAAATAGATTCAAAAATAATTGCTGAAATTGAAGTTGTTAATGAAGGGGTAAAAGCTAATAAAAACATAATTAAAGAAATAAACAATGTTGTAAAATCAGATATAGAGGAAATGTCAAAAAAAATACAAGCTTCTAAACAAGAAATGGACAACCTTACAATAAAGTTTAATAAAGATATTGAGCAAGTAAAAAATGATGCAAATAATATATTTGCAAAATTTGATACAACTGCTAATGAAAATAATAAAAATATTAATTTAAAATTAGATGAATTATCACAAAAACTAGAAGACTCTAAATTAGAAATTGATAATTTAAAAGCAGATTTTATAGCTAATACCGAGAAAACTAAAAAAGATATAATAAATGATAATAAGAAATTTGAAAGACACTTAAGCGAGCAAATTAATATTAATGATAACCAGAATAAAGAAAGTTTTAAGAAAATAGAAGAAACAATAGAAGATATAAGAACTTCTGTGAGTAGTGCTATTAATGAGATTGGTCAAAATGTGTTAAAACTAAAAGAAGAAACAGTAGCTAGTATAGAAACACAAAAAAATGATGAAGATATAGAGCAATTAAAAAAAGAACATGAAAAATATGTTGTAAAAGTAAATAATGAATTAAATAAAATCAATAAATCAATTTTAAATGCACAAAAGAAAAACTTAGAAGCAAATAATAATTTACAATTAAAAATAAAAGCATATATAGACAGTAAGATTGAGAAGGTAAGTGGTCCTAACAATATAGAAGATATTATTAGTGAATTACAACTTTCTATGCTAGAAAGAGAAAAACTGCAAAAAATTGAAATGGAAAAACTATTAAATAAAAAGTTAAAAGAAATAGAAAAAGAAAATGAAAGAATTTTAAAGAAAAAAATTGAAGAATTAAATAATAATTTTATTACCAATAACACAATATATAAAGAAGAAAAACTAGAGACATCACCTAGAAAAAAGAAAAATATGTATGAACTTATAGATACCAAACAAACATTAAAAAGAAGTGCAGCAAGTAAAAACAATTTAGAAAACACAAATGAAGGCAAATCACAAATTTTAAAATTCTTTTACGATGATGACGATGTAAATTAAAAAGGAGAAATAATTATGCCAAATTTTGTGCACCTACATGTTCATAGTGAATTTAGTTTATTAGATGGAGCAAATAAAATAAAAGAATTGCCAGCCAGAGCAAAAGAGCTTGGAATGGATTCAATTGCTATTACAGACCATGGTGTTATGTTTGGTGTAGTTGATTTTTATAAAGAATGTAAAAAAGTTGGAATAAAGCCTATTATAGGGTGTGAAGTATATGTGGCACCAAGAACAAGATTTGATAAGGAGCCAGGTATAGATAACAAATATTCACACCTTATTTTGCTTGCAAAAAATGAGACAGGTTATAAAAATTTATCTCATTTAGTTTCAATGGGATTTACTGATGGTTTTTATTATAAACCAAGAATAGATTTAAGTATTTTAGAAAAATATCATGAAGGGCTTATATGTTTAAGTGCGTGTTTAGCTGGTAGTGTAAATAAAGCAATTTTAAAAGACGATATGGAAGAAGCAAAAAAAGTTGCTTTATGGCATAAAAATTTATTTGGAGAAGATTACTATTTAGAAGTGCAACCAAATGGTCTTCCAGAACAAGTAAAAGCAAATCAAAAATTAATTGAGTTAAGTAGGGAGCTAAAAATTCCACTTGTTGCAACAAATGATGCACATTATTTAAAAAAAGAAGATGCATATAACCATGAAGTTTTACTTTGCATACAAACAGGTAAAAAAATGAGTGACCCAGATAGAATGAGGATGCAAGTTGATGAGTTTTATATTAAGTCACCAGAAGAAATGCTAGAATATTTTAAAAATATTCCAGAGGCAATAGAAAATACTGTTAAAATTGCAGATAAATGTAATTTAGATTTTGAATTTGGAAATACAAAACTTCCAAATTATGATGTGCCAGAAGAATTTAAAACACATGAAGAATATTTTGAAAAGCTTTGTTATGATGGCATAAGAAAAAGATATGGAGAAAACCCATCTAAAGAAGTATTAGATCGAGTGGAATATGAATTATCTGTTATAGAAAAAATGGGGTATGTTGATTATTACCTTATTGTATGGGATTTTATAAATTATGCCAAATCTCAAAATATATCTGTAGGTCCGGGCCGTGGTTCTGGTGCGGGTTCAATAATAGCATATGCTGTAGGAATAACAGATATAGATCCAATAAAGTATAATTTACTGTTTGAAAGATTTTTAAATCCAGAAAGAATAAGTATGCCAGACTTTGACGTTGACTTTTGCTATGAAAGAAGACCAGAGGTTATTGAGTATGTTTGCAAGAAATATGGAAGAGACCATGTATCTCAAATAATTACATTTGGAACTATGGCTGCAAGAATGGTTATAAGAGATGTAGGAAGAGCTTTAGATGTGCCATATGCAGAGGTAGATAAACTTGCAAAAATGATACCAAATGAGTTACATATAACAATAAAAAAATCACTAGAACAAAATAGGGAATTATTGAATTTATATGAAAATGATGAGCAAACAAAAAAAATTCTAGATATAGCAATGGGGTTAGAAGGGATGCCAAGGCAGGCATCTACTCATGCATGCGGAGTAGTTATTACAAAAGACCCAGTTATAGAATATGTACCATTATATGTAAATGATGGGAATATAACTACAGAATTTATAATGACAACTTTAGAAGAATTAGGTCTTTTAAAAATGGACTTTTTGGGATTAAGAACTCTAACGGTAATAGCAGATGCAATTAAATATGTTAAAAAAACTAGAGGCATAGATGTAGAATTTGATAAAGATATGAATGATCATAAGGTATTTAAAGATACTTGGCAAGCAGGAAACACATCTGGTGTATTCCAATTTGAAAGCCAAGGCATGAAAAACTTTATGAAGGAATTAAAGCCAGATAGCTTAGAAGATATAATTGCCGGAGTTTCGCTTTATAGACCTGGACCAATGGACCAAATTCCAAGATATATTCAAAACAAATTAAATCCAGAGCATGTAATATATACACATCCGGCATTAGAGCCAATATTAAATGTAACATATGGATGTATGGTATATCAAGAACAAGTTATGCAAATAGTAAGAGATTTAGCGGGATACTCTTTGGGAAGAGCAGATTTAGTTAGAAGAGCAATGGGTAAGAAAAAGCTAGATGTAATGGCAAAAGAAAGAGAATATTTTATACATGGGCAAGTAGATGAAGAGGGAAATGTACTTATACCAGGTTGTGTAAGAAATGGAATAGACGAGGCAAGTGCAAATAAAATATTTGATGAAATGGCTGAATTTGCAAAATATGCATTTAATAAATCACATGCGGCAGCATATGCGGTTGTGTCTTATAGGACAGCATATTTAAAAACTTATTATCCAACAGAATTTATGGCAGCAACATTAAATAGTTTTTTAGGAAATCTAGACAAAGTGCCAGAATATATAGATGAATGTAGAAGAATTGGAATTAAAATATTAAATCCAAGTATTAATAAAAGCTATACTAAATTTGCAGTTTATGGAAATGACATAAGATTTGGTTTGGGTAGTGTAAAAAATGTTGGGATAGCTGCAGTAGAAGCAATAGTAGAAGAAAGAAAGAAAAATGGAGAATACAAAAGCTTTACAGACTTTTGTGAAAGAATATCAGGTGAAGCGGTAAATAAAAAATGCATAGAAAGTCTAATAAAAGCAGGAGCATTTGATGAGCTTGGACAAACAAGGGCAACACTAATGGCTTCATTTGAAAGAATAATAGATACAATAAATAATAGCAACAAAAAAAGCATGAAAGGACAAGTAACTTTATTTGATATAGTTACAGAAGACAAAAGCTTAGAAGAAAATAAATATGTTTTTACAGTATTACCAGAATATAATGAAAAAGAATTATTATCAATAGAAAAAGAAATGCTTGGAATTTATATATCTGGCCATCCACTTGAAAAATATAAAGAACTAATCAAAAAAGTATCTACAATAGATACTTTAAAAATGGTAGAATTACAAGAAAATGAAGATACAAATTTTGACGTAACAAAAATGGATGGAAAACCTGTGAAATTTGCAGGAATAGTAACATCTGTAAAAAAGAAATTCACAAAAAATAATACAATAATGGCATTTGTAACAGTAGAAGATTTATATGGTTCATGTGAGGTAATTGTATTTGACAGTTGCTATGGAAGAGCAAATGGAATATTACTAGAAGAAAACATAGTAATAATAGAAGGAAGGCTAAGTATAAGAGAAGATGAAGCCATAAAAATAGTAGCAAACAATATTAGAGAACTAAGCGAAAAAGAACTAATACAAAATGAAAATAAAGTAGAAATCAAAAAAGAAAAACCAAAAATGCTAACATTAGATATAACAAATGCAGTTGAAGAGCAAAAAGCAAAACTACGCGGAGCAATAAGATTCTTTAACGGAGACAAAAACAACATAGCAGTACAAGTGTTGGATAATGGCGAACATAAACCATGTGGAGCAATATATCTAAATAAAGAAATACTAGAACAATTTGAGGATATTTTAGGAAAAGAAAAAGTACATCTAGAGTAAAATTATAATGTATAATAAATGTAGGGGGCGGTCTTGACCGACCCGCACTACGAAGAAATTACCCAAAACATGTAGGGGCGAGCATTGCTCGTCCGCTCTTCGAAGAAATACCCACAGAAACGTAGGGGACGGCTAAAGACCGACCAGAGCTACAGGGAAAAGACACCAAACATGTAGGGGCGGACGCCCCTGTCCGCCCACCTACGAATAAATTACAAAACACAAAATACAAATCCTTAATTCAAAAAATTAAAGCAACAAAATAAACATAAAATAATAGACACATATAAAAATCAAATATATAATATTTGTGACGAAACAAAATATTAAAGGAGATTTTTATATGTGTTTAATTGATTGTAACATAATAGAAGTAGAAAATAAAGAGGTAAAAAGAAATTCTGACATAACATATTGTTGTTGTGTCAATGATGTGAAACAAAAATATATGAAAAATAAATATATATAATTAAACTGCATAGTTAATCATACCAAATACTTCCAATTCAGCTCTTTTTTCTTTTGGTGTCAAATATTTTAATACTGCCATTGGAATATTATTTGATCTTTTTAAATAAATTGATTTGAATATTAAACTAGAACTGGAATTTTTTAAAAAAGATATTCCAGTTTTTTATTGTATTACAGCATAAAAAAACAATTTTTGGAAATAATAAGAAAAAAGTTTCCAAAGGTGGTTTTTATGCAAAAAAGAATAGCAATAATTTTATTACTTATAACTATAATTTCATTTTTTTCTTATAATATTTTTATAAGAGAAGATTCAAATTCTGTATATGCGTTATCTAAATATGGTTCAAGAGGGGACGAGGTTAGGCAAATTCAAACAAAGCTAAAGAGATGGGGATATTATAATGGCTCTATAGATGGGATATACGGAAGTCAAACTCTTGCAGCAGTAAGATGGTTCCAATCAAAAAATGGTTTACAAGTAGATGGTATTGCTGGACCTAAAACATTAGCAGCAATGGGAATATTTAATTCAAGTACTTCGTCTAATTCACAGACCAGTAATACAGCTGATTTAAATTTATTAGCAAGATTAGTATATGCAGAAGCTAGAGGGGAAAGTTATACTCGGACAAGTTGCAGTTGCAGCAGTAGTGCTAAATAGGGTAAAAAATTCATCTTTTCCAAATACAGTAGCAGGAGTAATATACCAATCAGGTGCATTTAGTGTAGTAAATGATGGGCAAATAAATTTAACACCAAATCAAACAGCAAAAAAAGCTGCGCAAGATGCAATGAATGGATGGGATCCAACATATGGCGCAATATATTATTTTAATCCAAATACAGCCAAAAATGCATGGATATGGTCAAGACCAGTAACTGTAACAATAGGAAACCATAGATTTTGCAAATAAAACTTGACAAATAGAGCAATAAAAGAGTATAATTATTAAAATATAAATAAAAACGATGATGAGACAAAGTAAAATAAAGGTTTCTAAAAGAGAGGATTAGCAACTAGAGCTGAAAGCTAATCTTAGAAAACGTATTTGAAAAACTACCTCGGAGTTTTCTAATTAAAAATTAGACGTGTAAGATGCGATACAATCTAAAATTAAGATAAAATTAGGGTGGAACCGTGTAATAAAAAAGCACCCCTAAAGATGAAAACATCTTTAGGGGTGCTTTTCATTCGTTTTAGTAGAATTATGCTTAAATATATGCATACAGTAGCCCAACGCAGGAGTTTATATATTTTATTTTTAGAACGATTCCGGGGCGACCGCCGTAGAAATTGTATGAAGGCTAGTGAATTACAATTTCTAGGATGGGGCAGTGAAAAAAATAAAATATAAAATCCCGACGAGATTGGGCGGACTGCAAAATTAAAGAATATAAGGAGGAATTTTTATGATAAAAATCACATTAAAAGATGGGTCACAAATGGAAGTAGAAAAAGGCCTATCAATACTAGAAATTGCAAAAAAAATTAGTGAAGGATTAGCGAGAGTTGCAACATGTGGAGAAGTAAATGGAGAGGTAAAAGACTTAAGAACAATAATAGAAGAAGATTGTACTTTAAACATATTAACATTTGAAGCATTAGAAGGTAAAAAAGCATATTGGCATACAACATCACACATTTTAGCACAAGCAATAAAAAGATTATATCCAGAAATGAAGCTTGCAATAGGTCCATCTATTGATAATGGTTTCTATTACGATTTTGATACAGATACACCATTTACACCAGAGATGTTAGAACAAATAGAAAAAGAAATGAAGAAAATAATAAAAGAAGATTTGTTAATTGAAAGATTTAGTTTGCCAAGAAAAGAAGCTTTAGAACTAATGCAGGATGAACCATATAAACAAGAATTAATAAATGACCTGCCAGAAGATGAAGAAATATCTTTTTATAAACAAGGAGAATTTACAGACCTTTGTGCTGGACCACACTTATTAAACACAGGTAAAGTAAAGGCTATAAAATTATTAACATCATCAGGGGCTTATTGGAGAGGAAACGAAAAAAATAAAATGCTACAAAGAATCTATGGAATAGCTTTTCCAAAATCTAGTGAGCTTGAAGAATATGTAAATATGATAGAAGAAGCTAAAAAAAGAGATCACAGAAAACTTGGAAAAGAATTAGAACTATTTTTCTTTGATGAAACAGCTCCAGGTATGGCTTATTGGATGCCAAAAGGTTTTACAGTAATGAACACATTAATAAACTTTTGGAGAAAAGAACATAAAAAAAGAGGATACCAAGAATTTTCAGGACCACAATTAAATAGTAGTGTGCTTTGGAAAACATCTGGACATTGGGATCATTACAAAGAAGACATGTTTGTTTTAACTGATGTGGATGGAAATGAACAAGCATTAAAACCTATGAACTGTCCAAACTCAATAAAAATATATCAATCAAAATTAAGAAGCTATAAAGATTTACCATTAAGATTTAATGATGTTGATGTAATACATAGGAATGAAAAATCTGGGCAATTAAATGGATTATTTAGAGTAAGAATGTTTAGACAAGATGATTCTCATAACTATGTAACAGAAGAACAAATTGGAAGCGAAATAAAAGATATAATAGAGATAGCTGATAAATTATATGGAATATTTGGACTTGAATATAAGGTGAGTTTATCTACAAGACCAGAAGACTTTATGGGGGAAATAGCAACATGGAACAAGGCTGAAGCGGATTTGAAAAACGTTTTAAATGAAATTTGTGGTGAAGGAAATTATGGAATAAATGAAGGAGATGGAGCCTTCTATGGTCCGAAAATAGATATAAAAATGAAGGATTGCTTAGGAAGAGAATGGCAAATGGGAACAGTTCAATTAGACTTCCAGTTACCACAAAGATTTAACCTTTCATATATAGATAAAGAAGGAAATAAAAAAACACCTATAATGATACATAGAGCTATATTTGGTTCATTTGATAGATTTATAGGAATAATTACAGAACATTTTGCAGGAGCTTTCCCAGTATGGCTTGCACCAGTACAAGTTAAAATATTACCAATCGCAGATAAACATAAAGAATACTCTAAAAAATTATTAGAACAATTAGTAGATGCAGGATTAAGGGTAGAATTAGATGAAAGAGAAGAAAAAATAGGATATAAAATACGTGAAGCACAACTTCAAAAAATACCATATATGTTAATAATAGGTGATAAAGAAGTAGAGGCAAATGCAGTAGGTGTGCGTTCAAGAAAAGAAGGCGACATTGGTCAAAAAAGTGTGGAAGAATTTATTGCTAAATTAAAAGAAGAAATAGAGAATTTTATTAGATAATAATTGATAGAAGTGTGAAGTGGGGTGTTGGAAGTGTGCTTTTAGGGAATTTTCTTCGTAGTGTAGCCCTATAATCACACCTCGCACTTCACACCTCTCACATCTAAATTATTATTTTTTTATTATCTCTAAAATTTTCAAAAAATAATTGCTATTTTCATAAAAATGTAATATAATCGTCACACAAATGTAATAATATTCTTAGGAAGGATGATGTTCATGTTTAGCTTTGGACAAGATATTGGTATAGACTTAGGGACTGCAACTGTTATAGCTTTCGTAAAAGGAAAGGGGATTGTTTTAAGAGAACCATCAGTTGTTGCAGTAAATAATGTTACAAATGAAGTATTAGCAGTAGGGGGAGAAGCTAGACGTATGCTTGGAAGAACACCAGGAAATATTGTTGCAACAAGACCTTTAAAAGATGGAGTTATTTCAAATTATACAGTAACAGAAAAAATGCTTAAACATTTTATAAATAAAATTTGTGGAAAATTTGTATTTTCACCAAGAATAATGATTTGTATTCCGTCACAAGTAACAGAAGTAGAAAAAAAAGCGGTAATAGATGCTGCAACACAAGCAGGAGCAAGAAGAGTTTATTTAATAGAAGAACCAATTGCAGCGGCAATTGGAGCTGGTATAGATATATCAAAACCATGTGGAAATATGGTTGTAGATATAGGTGGAGGAACAGCAGATGTTGCAGTTATTTCCTTAGGAGGAGCAGTAGTTAGTACTTCTATCAAAGTTGCAGGAGATAAATTTGATGAAGCAATAGTAAAATATATAAAGAAAAAATACAATATAATAATTGGGGAAAGAACTGCAGAAGAATTAAAAATTAATGTAGGTTGTGTGTATCCTAAAATACAAGATACACAAATGGATATTAGAGGAAGAGATTTAGCAACGGGTCTTCCAAGAACAGTTACAATTAGGTCAAGTGAGATGTTAGAAGCATTAATTGAACCAGCATTGGCAATAGTTGATGCAGTTCATAGCACATTAGAAAAAACGCCACCAGAGCTTGCAGCAGATATAAGTGATAGAGGAATTTATATGACAGGTGGAGGAAGCTTGGTTGATGGGTTAGACAAGCTTTTACAAGAAAAAACTGGAATAAATGTAATGATTGCAGAAGATGCAGTTTCATGTGTTGCATTAGGAACTGGCAAAGCATTAGATAACTTAGATGCACTTAGTTGACAGTGTCGGATAAAAAAATAATTAAGCAGAAAGTTTAGGGTAGACATATAGCGTGAAATCCGCCAAATTGAAAGGCGTTCCGCCCTTTTCTTTCTCATAAATTACCTTGTCTAAAATAGATTTCAAAAGCTGATTTTTTTGACCAATATCGGTAGTTTGCCTGTATAAAGTAATTACTTGCTCTACTTTTGGTAAAAAAGTTTGCTTTTGATTTTTTTTCTTAATTAATGTATTCAGTTGTTTTTTATTGTCTGCTAAAATTTTTATGAGGTTAGATTCTTCCTCTTTTAGCACATTTGCTCTTGACTGAAATGTTTGGGCATCATATATATTTTGCTCAAAAAATTCACAAGCATTAGTATATTGTTTTTGAACTTTCTTAATATTTTTTTCAAGTTCTTGATTTTGAAATTCCAATGATTTTATATCATTTTCTAAATTGTTATCAATGTCAGTTTGCGATGCTTCTAGGGTTAAGTTTTGAAAATAATCTTCTAACATATAAACTAATTTATCCTCTACAGTATCCACTCGATGTCCAACAGTAGGACAGCCAATAGTAGGACATTGGTAACGAAGTATTCCTTGTTGCATTTTGGAAATCATTGTCCTACCACACTTGCTACATTTCATTATACCAGCAAGTGGATTTCGAGGTTGTTTGGCATGTGGGATTGGTGGATGTCTATGTTCTTTTAATAGCTTGTCTGCCATTATAAAATCCTCTGGATCAATAAAACCAGGAAACTTTGCTTTTGCAATAATGAAATCATCACTAGCTCTAGTTACATTTACTAATTTACCATTGACTAGAATTGTTTCTGTATAATGGCGTCCCCAAGTAATGAAACCAATATAAGTTAGAATTCGTAGAGTTCGTCTAATTTGTCCAGCATCAATTCGTTTTCCTTTCCTGCTACGATATCCCATAGCATAAATTTCCCTTTCGATAGCAACAGTACCTTTGCGTTCATGAACGAACATATAAAAAATCCTTTTTACAATATAAGATTCGTTAGGGTCTTCTTCTAAAATGTAACCTATACCATCTGGACTTTTTATGGCTTTAAAACCAAGTGGCGGAACACTATATGGATATTTTCCAGCTTGAACTGCTTGGATTCTTCCATTCTTAAGTCTTCTTTTTATTCTACGATATTCAGCACGAGATTTATTTAAATCACCTTCTAAATCTTCTTCATCTTCTGGAAAAAGGTATGGATAATACATCTTGTATGGGGTTATAATTCTAGCTCGACTATATTTAATAGCTCGAAGAATTCTCCCTTGATCCATACTATCGCCACGCCCGTAGACGCTCTATTTCCATTATAATAACACCGGCCCATTTATTATTTTCGATTTCAGATAATACTTTTTGAAAAACTTCTCTATCTTGAATCGTGTCACCAGAACCGATTTCCATAAAGATATTTGTTTCTGGCATTGGAATTTTCAAAGTGCGGCATAATTCCAATAATGAGGATTTATGCTTTGATAAAATTTCTTCATCAGATAAGTCGCCAAGAGAGGCATCCTTTCTGGATTTTCTTAAGTATATAAGATATGGTCTGCTATCTTCTAATAGTTTAGGGTCAATGTACAAATTAGAAAATGTATTGCCACCTAAACCTAATTTTGAAAGAATATCATCCATATATAATCACCTCCATATTATAAATAAATATGGGAGGCGCTATTGTAAGTAACGGAAAACCATAAACTAATTAACATAATATATGTTATAATATAGGCAAGGGAAAGATGAGTAAAAATTTTGTCGAATTATGTCGATACCTACAAGCTAATGGTATCAGTTTTGAAAACTTCCTTGAACTTTACAAAAAAGAAATGGAAGAAAACAAAACAGATAAAAACGATGAAAAGAAGCAGCTTTAAGGCTGTTTCTTTTTCTAATCCCTTTTTATAAAATTTTTATTAGCTTCAATTACCTTGAACATATGGTCCAAAGTTTCCTTGTCTATATCACCATTTTTGTTAATTAAACCAAGTGAATTCAATCTATCAAAGAAATCATTCATATCAATATTATATTTATATTCGCCTTTAAATACTGTAAGATTTTTTGAATCAGTAAGACCTTCAAGGTAATCAATTGATACCCCGAAGAATTTTGCAGCATTTACTTGAACTTCTTTTGGAACATTTCTTTTTCCATTTTCACACAAAGATAATGTAGATGGATCTGTTCCAATTTTTGGAGCCAAGTCTTGTTGAGTCATTTCTAATTCTTCTCTTAATGCTTTTATTCTTTGACCTGGTATTGAGTTTATAACTGTTTCTTTCATAAGCACCTCCCGTTAATTTACAATATGTGAAACCATTATTAGTTTAGCACAAAATTTACAAATTGTAAAGTTAAAACACTTAAAATGTTAAAAAATTTGCAAAATGCAAAAAAAAGTATTGACAAAATCCAAAAATTATAATATTATCAAAACGAACTTTGCAATTTGCAAAGTGTCTGCAGACAAATAAATACAAAAGAAAGTGTGATTGCAATGACAAAATTAGAAAAATTACGAAAGAAAAAAGGGTTGAAACAAACCGATTTAGCTACAGAAGCAAAAATAGCGGCTAGTACATATTCTATGTATGAAAGAGGAAAGAGAAGAATTCCAAAACAAATTGCAGAAAATATTGCTAAAATATTGGAATGCGAGGTCTTGGAAATTTTTGCTCCTGCTGATTTTATAGTATGTGATGAATGATATTTTTTTTATCAATCAACTTTGCAAATTGCAAAGTTAGAGTGTACTAGCTCGGCATAAAATATTTTTTTAACAAAAAACTTTGCAATTTGCAAAGTTAAGGGGGAGAAATGGAAGATGCAAAAATAATCAAGACATATTGTTTTGATGAAGGAAAAGTTTTTTTGTGTTCTAACAGTTTTGCCAATACTGATGAGGAAAGAGATAAGGTATTAAAGAACATACAAATTTGTGCTAATAAAATTTTAAATACCATAATTCTCGAACAGAATAATGCTATATAAAAAAAAGAAATGGATATAAAAATACCGCATTTCTAAACAAATTTCATAACTATTATAGCAGAAAAATCAAAAAAAGTAAAGGAGCAAAAGGATGTTAAACGAAAAAATTAAAGTAGAAATATCAATTGCCGAAAATCAGTTAAGAGTAGAAAGTAAAATAGAAGCTAACAGGCTAGAAGCTACAATGCTTTTATTTGTTCTAGAGTTGTTAAAAAAACAACTTATAGGAAACGATGCTAAAATGAAAGAACTCAATGAAATGATATTAGGCAAAACAGCAGAAGAACTAGTAATTTTACTAGATAAAGTGAAGGGATAAATTAATGAATGCACTTAGTTACGGAAGTAATCAAATAATGATAAAAGATTCGTATTATTATAAGGATTACATCAAAGAAACAATATGTGGAACCAAATGGAATTCAGATGCGAAGGCGTGGATCGCAGAATTCTCTACTAAAAATATTGAAAAATTAAAAGATGTCGGATGCACTTTTTCTAAAGAACTAGAAGAAGCTTATATAAAACAAAAGAATAAAGAATTAGAAGTACAAAAAGAAAAAATGGCAGATGATTCTAAAGAAATTGAACCAATGCCAATAAAAGTAAAACCATATGAACACCAGATAAAAGGCTACAATATAGCTTGTAAATTAATGAGTATATTCAAAAAGGAGTAAAATATGGAAAATAAAATAATTGATTTGACAGGGAAAAAAGAAATAAAAAGTATAAAATCAAAAGAAAAAATAGCTATACATCCAGAACTTATTTTTACTATCGAATTTGATGACAATGAGAAAATGATAATTGATTTGGAACTGTTAGGAAAAATAACATCAAGGGTATGTGATGAAATGGATGAAATGGAAAAAAAGGCAACTAAAAATATAGGTATGGCTCTCATTGCAATGTTAATGGCAATGGGTGGCAAAAATGATAAAGAACTAAAGAAGATTCTGAAAGATTTAAAATAAGGAGGCCAATATGCCAGGAGCAGCGTTATTGATGGATATGGGAACTGGAAAAACTTTGACTACAATAGCAATAATGGGAAGGGCATATCTAAACGGAAAAATAGACAAAGTGCTAGTTGTATGCCCTGCTTCAGTTGTTCCCGTATGGCAAAAAGAAATTACTGAATATGCAGACTTTAAAAATACTGTGACTACATTAGAAGGGACAATGTCTAAAAGAATTGAAAAACTAAAACAATTAGTTTTTGGAGAAGGTCTAAAAGTTGCAGTAATAAATTATGAGTCTACATGGAGAATGTTTGATGAACTAAAAGAATGGAAACCAGATTTGATAATTTGTGATGAATCACAGAGAATAAAATCCCATTCGGCCGCTCAAAGTAAAGCGATGCACAAATTAGGAGATATAGCACAATATAAGATGATACTAACAGGAACTCCAATTCAAAACAATCCATTGGATGTGTTTAGTCAATATAGATTTGTTGACAAAAGTATCTATGGAACAAGCTTCTATGCATTTAGAAACAGATATGCTAGGATGGGTGGATATGGTGGACACCAGGTTATACGGATATATAAACAAAGATGAACTAATAGAAAAAGCACATAGTATTGCTTATAGAGTAACAAAAGAGGAAGCGCTGGACTTGCCAGAACAAATATGCACAATGAGATATTGCGAACTTGAACCTAGTGCTAGAAGAATATATGACAATATAAAAAAAGAAAACTATATAGAACTAGAACAAGGAGAAATAACTACAACTAATATACTTACGAGGCTTTTACGATTAAGCCAAATAAGTGGTGGATTTGTAAATGATGATGACAGAGAAATTCAACATGTTAGCAATGCAAAACTAGATGCTTTAGATGAAATCATAGATGATGTAGTTTTGGATTCTAATAAGAAACTTGTAATTTTTGCAAGATTTATAAGTGAAATAACTGAAATTAGAAAACTAATAGAGAAAAAAGGAATTGAATATAGATGGATAGCAGGAGAAGTAAAAATGGAAGATCGTGGTCAAATGGTAAAGGATTTCCAAGAAGATGAAAATGTAAAAATATTCATTGCTCAAATCCAAACTGCAGGACTTGGAATTACATTAACTGCTGCAGATACATCGGTATTTTATAGCCTAGATTTTAATTTTGCAAATTATAGTCAAGCACTTGCAAGACTACATAGAATTGGACAAAAGAATAATGTTAATCATATACACTTAATTGCGAAGGATACTGTTGATGAACAAATAATGACAGCTCTAGCTCACAAAGAAAGTATCGCAAAAACAATTGTAGATGATTGGAGAAAATATTTCAAATAAAGGAAGGAATAAATGACATGGAAAAATATAAAATGGGAGATATAATAAAAACTAAAAAAGGAGATAGAGGCATTATTGTAGACATTATAGAAAATGATGAAAAAGCAATAATATTTAACTTATCCAAAATGCATCCAGGGGAAATAAAAATAGAAGATATAAAGGAAAAAGTAAATGATCCAAATTGTAATGTCATTGTAGAAAGAATTGGCATTAATAAAAATACAAAAAATGAAACTAAAGAAGATGATGAAATTGATGAAGATGAAGAAACAATAGAAACTTTAATTGAAGAATTAGAGGAAGAAAAAGAAAAACATCAAGAAACAAAAGATGAATTAATAATAGCATTAAAAAAAGAGGTAAATTTTATAGAAAATCTAGTTAATAACATCATAAGAAAAATAACAGAATAATTAAAAGGTGTGATGATATGAATAAAGAATTGATGGTTGAGGCAGAATTTCTGTCTCACCTAAAAGATAACAAAGCAACTATAGAGGAACAATTAAAACAAGTAAAAAGACAAATAGAAGTGCAAGAACAGAAACTAGTAAACATGATGGTAGATGAAGAATTACAAAGTTTTAAAGGCAATAATGGGATAACATATTCATTAAAGACAATGGCAGCACCAAATATATTAGCAGAGAATAAACCAGAACTAATCAAAAGGCTTAAAGAAAATGGACATGAAGGTATTGTAAAAGAAGATGTAAACACTCAAACTTTTAAAGCTTATATGAAAGAAATGGGCTGGGAAACAAATGAAGAATTGCCAGAATTCTTGCAAGATATAGTCAATATATTTGAAAAAACTACAATAGGAACAAGGAGGAATTAGAATGGCAGAAATAGTGTTTATAATCTGTATGAGTCTGATTTGTTTAAGAATATTAAGTAGCATTGATAAACAAAAAGACTTGGAAATAATGAGATTAAGAAAAGAAATAAAAAGATTAGGAGGTAACTATTATGAGCAAAGAGCTAACAACTACCAACAACCAAACGCAATTCATAATCCCAACAGAAAGCAATAAAATTCCAATACAGGAATTAGATGGCTTTAACTTGACATATGACAAGATTAAAATTCCAGCAGGAGGTACAACTGCATTTGAAGTTCCATCGGAAGACCCAGAAAATCCAGATATAGAAAAAGAATTAAAAGTAATTATAATTGACCAATATCCTGTAAATGCATATTACCAAAGTGCATACGATGGCAACGAGGTTGCACCAGACTGCTATGCAGATGATGGTCATTTAGGAATAAACAAGTATGGAGAATGTAGAGAATGTGCATCATGTCCTAATAATAAGTTTGGATCTGCAATAGATGGAATAGGAAAAGCTTGTAAAAATATGAGAAAACTATTCATTATAAGAAGCGGAGATAATTTCCCAATGCTTTTAACTTTACCAGCAACTAGTATAACTCCATTCGGAAAATACTTGCAAAGAATTGTTACAAAAGGGTACAGACCTTGTGATGTAGTAACAAAAATAGCATTAAAAAAAGCAGAAAGCAAAGGTGGAATAACATATGCACAAGCAACATTTAGTTTAGAAGAAATATTGCCACCAGAAGTCAGAGAAAAGGTAAGAGAATATGCAGAAGAAATGCAAAATAATACAAGAGCTCCAAGAATAGAAGCATATAGCGAAGAAAATAGCGACAATAAAGGTAACTCAAATCAAGAGATGGACTTACCTTTTTGAAAAATAGACTAAAAAGGAAACGGGGTAATTTGCAGATGGCTCAAATTGATATTGATAGTAAGCTTAACTATGAAAACGAATATAGTAGATACTTAAATAATGTGAAAAAAAAGGGCAATTCGATACAGGCAAATTGCCCTTTTCACAAAAATGGAAATGAAAAGAAACCTAGTTTTTCTGTAGATTTAAAAACTGGACAATATAAATGCTTTGCATGTGGAGAAGAAGGGAACTATATTAAATTTATTTCACAAATAAAAAATATAGGTACAAAAGAAGCGGCTAAAGAAATATATAAAGAAATTGGCGTGGATAATGTAATTCCACTTGAAGAATATACAACAAGCATATATGCACAGGAAAAGAAACTACCAGAAGAATGGCTAAAGGAAGAATGGGGATTAAAGAACTTAAAGAGATATATAGGAATTCCATATTTCAACAAAGAAAAGAAACTAATTGGAACTAGAAAAAGAGGACCAAATAAAGATTTTAAATGGAATCCGAACTCAAAACTATGGCTATATGGAATACAAAATATCGAAAAGATAATGCAGGAAGAATATGTTGTACTTGTAGAAGGAGAAAGTGATACTCATACTCTTTCATATTATGGAATACCAGTTCTAGGTGTACCAGGAGCAAGTACATTCAATTCAAATTGGGTTGAAGATATAAAGGCAGTAAAACAAATATATATACACCATGAAAACGATGCAGGTGGAGATACCTTTGTGAAAGCAGTTTGCAAGGGTTTATTAACTGCAGAATATAGTGGAGAAGTATATAAAATAGAATGTGCATCTGCAGGTGTAAAAGATCCATCAGAATTACACATCAAAAGGCGTAATGAATTCAATGAAATATGGACTAATATTGTAGAAAGTAAAATTAAACTAGAAATAGAAACAATAGTAAATAAGCCAGAAGTTGTAATACCAGGAGCACCGATACAACCCAAATTACCAACAGGTTGGTTTGTAAATGAATCTGGTGTATATGCTCATAGTGACAAAATGGGGGGAAATGTTCTTGTATGTTCGACACCGATACTCATAAACAGTAGAATTAAAAGTTTGGAAAGTAACGAAGAAAAAATAGAAATTACTTATTATATAGATAAAAAGTGGCATTTCTCAATATATCCAAGAAGTACAATTTTTCAATCTAGAAATATACCAATTCTAACAGATATCGGTATAGCCATAACAAGTGAAAATGCTAAAAAAATGGTAACATATCTAGATTCATTATTTGCAGAAAACAAGGACATATTACCAATCAAAAGAACTGTAACTCAACTCGGATGGCATGGCAATAAGTTCCTACCATGTGTACCAGGAGATATAGTATTAGATGTAGATAATAATGCAAAAAAATGTATAGATGGTTTTGAAGAAAGTGGAACATTGGAAGAATGGGTAAATGCTATAAAACCTTACAGATATAACAATATATTTAGAGGAATGATGGCCGCATCATTTGGTGCAACATTGTTCAAAGATATAGGGCATAGAACAGTGTTTTTTCATTTGTGGGGGGATTCAAGAATAGGAAAAACAGCATTATTGAAAGCAGCACTTTCTGCGTGGGGAGATCCAGAATCATTAATGGTGTCATTTAATGCAACAAAAGTAGGGTTAGAAAGAAGGGCCACACTATTCAATGATTTACCAATTGGCATTGATGAAAAACAAGTAGCAGGAGATAATCAATCATTTATTGAAAACTTGGTATATATGCTTGGAACAGGAAGTGGAAAATTAAGAGGAAATAAATCTGGAGGAACTCAAGCAATAGGTAATTGGAGAAGCTTTATATTAACAACTGGAGAAGAACCAATAAGTACAATGACATCGCAAACAGGTATTATAACAAGAGCATTAGAGATAACAGGCAAACCTTTTTATTCGCCAGAAGATGCAGCACAAATGCATGAGATAACAGACAAATATCATGGAACTGCAGGTAAAAAATTTGTTGAAGAATTGATAATAAAATATCCTAAACGAAATGAATTAAAAGAAAAATATAAGGACATTGTAGAAAGACTCAAAAAAGATACAGAAAACAAGATTAGCACTCATATAACTGCAACTGCGGTAATAATCCTAGCAGATATTCTACAAAGTGAAATTCTTTTTAATGAAATAGATTCAGAAGAAAGAAGTTATCAGATGGGGCTATATTTATTGAATAGTCTAACAACTATCACAGAAAGTGATATTGTTGAAAAAGCTTATGATTACATACATAGTTGGGTTGTTAGTAATAAGAATTCCTTTGATAAGGTAGATGCTAGGGGAATAACAATGGGAGCTTATACATATGAAAGATATGGAATAATAGACAAAGGAAAATATTATATTCTACCTCATATACTGCAAGAGGTACTAGAAAAACAAAAGATGAGTTATAGAAAAATTTTAAAAGGACTAGCTGATCGTGATTATATAGATAAAGATAATCAAGGAAGAAATCTAGTAACAAAAAGATGGGATGGACAAACACAAAGATTTATAGCATTTAAAACTGACATGAAAGAATGCCCATTTTAATAAAAAAAAGTGTGATGTGTAACGAATTGTGTAACGGATGTGTGACAGCAAAAAGCAATAGGCTGTAATAATACATAAAATGTAACACAAATCACACATAAAATGTAACATTATATATAGGCAAAAAAAGAAATGAACTATGAATATTTTTTTATTTCTATAAGATATATATTAAAAAAATGTGTGATGCGTTACAAATTTATTAAAAGCATTGAAAAATCAATGCAAAAAGCGTAACACATTGTTACACCTGTTACACATAGGAGGTGTGACAAATAGAAGATATTAGAGAACTACTAGCTAAAAAGAAAAGTGCAGAATCATTGCCAGAAGCACAATTCAACAAGTGGAAACCACAATACAATGAGATAGTTGAAAAAATCATTAAATTAGAAAAAGAACAGAATATTCCGTTTGATTCTAAAAAAGCTGATGAACTTATTGAATACATGGCAATACATGGTCCTGGATTTCTAGAGAAAAGAGAGATTGATTACTTAAATCAAAACATAGACCTTGACACAAAATATGGAATGCAACTAGAAGAAATAGAAAAAATTTATAATGAAAAAAAGAGCATAACCGAACTCGAACGAGCTGTAAAAAATTATGTCGAGATTTGGAAGGAGATATTAGAAAAAGCAAAAGGGTAAATAAGTTGAAAAAGGATGATACAAATGAAAGTATTAAGCTTATTTACTCGGAATTGGTGCATTTGAAAAGGCACTAGAAAAAGAAAAAATACCATACCAGTTAGTTGGATTTAGTGAAATCGACAAATATGCAATTCAAAGTTATTGTGCAATTCACAATGCATCTCCAGAACAAAACCTAGGAGATATAAACAAAATTCAATTTCAAGGTAAGAATGAAAATGTAGATATGATGACATGGGGATTTCCTTGTCAAGACATTTCTGTAGCTGGAAAATTAAATGGAATAAAAGAAGGAACAAGAAGCGGTCTATACTACCAAGGTATAAGAATATTGAATGAAACCAAACCTAAATATTCAATCATTGAAAATGTTAAAAACTTAACAAGCAAAAGATTTAAAGAATCATTTGAAATGATATTAAAAGATTTAGAGGATGCAGGTTACAATAACTATTGGCAGGTACTAAATGCAAAAAACTATGGTGTGCCGCAAAACAGAGAAAGAGTCTTCATTGTAAGCATAAGAAAAGATATTGATAAAGGAAAATTCAAATTTCCAGAACCTTTTGAAAGTTCAAAAAGATTAAAAGATGTATTAGAAAATGATGTGGATCATAAATATTTTTTATCAGAAAAGATGATTCAAGGATTCATTGCCAATAGTAATGTGGAAAAGAATAAAAATATTATAAAGGTTGGAGAAGTAACAGAAAAAAGTCAAGCAGGACAAGTATATTCAACCGATGGGGTTGCACCAACAATTATAGCAGGAACACATGGTTATGCTAACGGAAACATAATAGAGGCAGGAGATTTGAACAACAAAGGATGGTACAATTCATCAAATAAAGTATATTCTGAAAAAGGAATTGCTCCTACAATAACTGCTATGCAAGGTGGAAATATAAAACCAAAAGTCATGGTTGAACGAATAGGTGGAATATTTGATAGAAAAGGAAAGAAACATCAAGCAGGAAGTGTGTACAACAAAGAGGGAATAGCTCCAGCTATTGATAGTATGCAAGGTGGATATAGACAACCAATGATAGATGTAATAAATGCAACTAAAAAGGGATACGATACTGCTAAAGTTGGAGATAGTATAAATATGTCATATCCATATTCAAATAAAAAAAGAGGCAGAGTAGGACATGGTGTAGCACAAACATTAGATACTGGATGCAGACAAGCAACATTAGTTCAAACAAACAATGAAGCGGAAAGAATTGTGTCAGAATATAAAATAAGAAGATTAACACCACTTGAATGTTGGAGGCTGATGGGGTTTGATGATGAAGATTTCTACAAGGCAAAAGAAATAGGAACATCAGATACACAATTATATAAACAAGCAGGGAATTCAATTGTAGTAAATGTGTTACAAGAGATATTAAAGAATCTTTTGAAGGGATGTGAGTAAATGGCAGAATCAAATCTCCAAAGAAAGATTCAAAAATATTTAAAGGACAAACTACCAGGAGCTGTGGTATGGAAAAACCATGGAAATCAATACTCAGTAACAGGGTTACCAGACATTATGTGTGTGGCAAATGGAAAAATGATATGTATTGAAGTAAAAATAGAAGGGAACAAAGCAACAAAACTTCAAGAGGTAACATTACAAAAACTAAATGATGCTGGAGCGATTACTGGATTAGCATATTCTCTACAAGATGTGGAAAATATGTTGATAAAACACAAAATATTAGGAGGAACAAAGGATGAAAATAAATAAAAAAATATACAATTATATAGACTTTGAACTAACAAACTATAAATTCTATGAAAGAAATATAGAGCAGATAAGGAATGATATATTATATGCAAGTCCACCTCCTAATGATGGACAGCCTAGAGGTAATTCGATGAGTGATCCAACACTAGATACTGTGATAAAATTAACAACACCAATGGCAATATATAGAATGGAATATAATAAAGAATGTATTGATAGAGCATTGAAAAAACTAGATTCATATCATAAAGAATTTTTTGAAAAAAACTACAAAGAGAATAATGGTAACAATATGATAAAGGTTTGTTATGAACTATCAATATCAGAAAGAACATACTATAGAATGCGTGGAAAAATAATCGAGTATGTAGCAAGAGAAATGGGAATGATATAAAAATAAGGGATTAAAAATCCCCTATTGTATTTGAAGAAAAAGTATATGAATATGATGTTGCTTATCTTTATCAGATATGCATAAACCATAAGAATCGTTATGAGATATACCATCTTCAGATGCAGTTATACCAGAAATAGTCTGTGGAATAATGTTAGTATCAGTATATACGGACTTAAGATAATCTTCAATTTTACTAGCCAAATCTTTAGCATTCAATTCCATAAAATACACCTCCCAATTGGTTTGGAATATTAACTCTAAAATGCTTTTATTTCAAGTGTTTTGGCTAATATTTATTTTATTTATTTTCACAAATTGAGCTCCTATTATAAAGAATATGTGATATATAATACGATAAAGGAGGGAAAACATATGGATGAAGAATATGAAGAAATAAAGTTTGTGTATGATTTGTGGAATAGGAACATGGACATATTCGATGCAATTGGAGATAAATACAAAATGGTGCAAAATGAAGATATAGGAGAAAAAGGATATGGGTTCTATCTAATAAACAAAAATGATGAATCTGCAGCAAGGATAAAAGTAACATTGAGTAGAAGATTCAATGAACATGAAATAACTGTATCAATAATGGAAAAAATTATAACAAAATACACAATAAACAGGCACTTTGCAATATACACAATGAAATATGAATACAACAAAGATATGCAAAATCAAATAGAATCACTAGATAAAAGATATCAAACAATGATTAAGTATACCATAGATAAATTAGACAAATATGAAAAAGATAATACAGAAGAAATAGAATTTTAATAAAAATTATTAAGAATAGTGTAAAACGCTATTCTTTTTTTACATTTTGTGATATCATGTAAAGAACAAATAGTAATTTATGGAGGTAATTATGAATAAGGGAGATTTATTAAGAAGTATAGGCATTTTAACTTATGTAGTATTAACAATTATAGATAGATTTTGTTTTAATATAGCAGATTATATTTATATTACTATTGCTTTAATTAGTATTGTACTTATAATTATAGGATTTATAATAAATAGAAAAGAAAAATAGTAAGTTGTAGGGAGGATTTTTAATGAAAAAGAAATTATGTATTGCTATTTTAATTATATTTTTATTAGGTATTATTCTTTTTGGAATGTATTTAATAGATAGAAACAGAATGAAAAATAATAAACCTGTAATTTTTAGTACATGGGGGTATCAGTATGTACCACCTATTGATTTACCAGAAAAAGAATTAAATAATGCAATAATGAAGTATATTGTAGATAGAGGCGATAATGAAAAGCATCACAAAGATGCAAAAACTTTTGCTAGTATGGATGTATATTTAATTCAAGAAGAAAAAAGAGATGTATGTTATATTATATATGCTTGGGTATTAGAAGAAAAATACTATTTAGAGAATAATGAAATTAAGCAAGATGGTGGCTCGTCAATTCCATATAAATTTATTTTAGCAAGAGAAGATGACGAATTTGTTGTTACTAATGTAGTAACTCCAAGAGATGGTAGTTATTATGCAGATGATATGAAAAACATTTTTCCAAGTAGTGTAAGAAACGATATGGATAAAATACATACAGATGGAACGATGGAAGAATTAAATGCAGATATACAAAAACAAGTAGAGAAATATTTCAATAAATAGTAATTTGTTAGTTAGGAGAAAATATGAAAAAGAAAAATATATTTATAACAATTTTAATAATTTTGTTCTTGTTGATAGTCGGACTTTGCTTTAATGTTTTTATTCAACGAAAATTTATTAAAACCTATACTTATACAGAACTTGAAAATAGAGGATATACAGCACAAGATGTTAGTGAAATAAAAATAAATCATTCTTATTTAAATAAACTTTTGAGTTATAACGAATGGAGAATATCTGTAGAATTTGAAAAAGAACCTGATATTTTATTCTGGTTCACCTATAGAGATAATAAGATTGTTTTTCAAGGAGTGAGTTCTGAACCTATGCTTGATAAAGAATCAACACTTGATTATTCAGAAAGATTTAAAAATGGAACATTATTAGAAAAATAATAATTTATTAGGAGGTAAAAATATGAAAAATTTAAAGTTATTTTTTTCGGCACTGACAGTAGCCTTTGCTATATTAGGTTTAACAAAAGCTGTTTCAACTAATATTACAATGCCTATAATGTTTGTTTGTTTGGCAACTACAATGTTTATAACATCAAAAGAATATAAAGATAAAAAACAAAAAAGCACATCAATTTATTTCTTATTATTAGGAATATTTTTGTTGTTAGTTACTGCTTATAATGTTGCTTCAATGATATGGGGAATCTAAACCAAACAAATTACAAGTTGAAAGTGAGTTGATTCTGATGGATAGAATATTTGAAGAACTACAAAATGCGATAATAAAAGCATTAAATACAAAAAGCAAAACACCATTAACAGAGGAAAATTTAAAAATAAGTCAAGAATTTCATAATAAGTATTATGATAAAATGTATGATAAAAAAGTAAAAGTTGTTTTAAAAAATGGTCAAGAAATTATTGGATATTATAATGATGAGTTTTATGAAGATTGTGCGATATTTGTAAATTATGAAGTCGTTAAAATATCTGATATAGAAACAATGGAATTAGTTGAAGAATAGTAATTTGTGGAGGTAGATATGAAGAAAATTTATAAAACATTTACTTTTTATTTTACAATTATAGGTATAATTTTTGTTATTTTAAACATTACAGGAATTGATGATATTAAGTTTTTTATGATAGGATTAAATCCAATATTAAATTTATTAGATAATAGTAATGTGATTTGTGATTTTATGAATTCAAGTAATTATTTATGGCATATTTCTTGTATTATAACAAATATCTTGTATGGATTAATATTAGACTTTATTAGAATAAAAATAAAGAAAAAATAAGTTGGAGAGTGGTTAATTATGATAGGGATTTTTGGGTTATTGTTAATAGCAATGGTTTTAGTTGTAAAGTTTTGTAAAAAAACATTAAAGATAGTGTTATCAATTATAATTATTTTAGCAACATTATATAGTGTTATAATTTCTATTGAGATGAACAGAGTAGAAAGCTTTAGAGAGCCTATATTTGCCATATCAAGTGAATTAAAAGATTATGAAGATTATAGCAAAGAAGTATATAAAGGGTTAGGTTATAGAATTGAAATTGATAGGGTAGAAAATCAAAAAACTATATCTAGCACAATGTATTTTTTTAATAAAGTTATAGCAGGAGCTATTGAGTAATTTGAAAGGAAGATGAAGATATGAAAAATAGAAATATAATTATTATTTTTATAGTTTTAATTTTAGTTGTTATAGTAGGATTATGGATTAGTGGTATAATTCCAAAACAAATTGCACAAATATCTGCATCTAACTATTTAGAAAAAAACTTTCCTAAAATGCAATTAGAATATGTAGATATAGAATGGAGTTCTAGTTTTGGTGGTTATTCAATAAAATTTAAGGATACGAATAATAAAACATATTCTTTTATAATGAACAACAAGTATTTTCCAATAAGTTTAGGACAAGGCTTGTTTGCATTTGAAGAAGAATATAAACAAAAATATGAATGGCAAGATAAAAACATAGAAAACAATGAAGAAAGTTATTTTTATGGAAAAGTAATTGAATCTAAAGCCAAATATATTATAGTAGAGCCAAACGAGAATGAAGAAATAAGAAAGTCATCTGATAAAATTTCTATTGGACTAGGAGAAAATAATGATGCACTTTATATTGTGGGAACTAATGTAAAAATAACTTACGATGGTACAATAATGGAAAGTTATCCAGCAAAAGTAAATGCAACTAAAATTGAAATAAAATCAGCAGAAGATTTTGAAATTTTATTTTATGATAAACATCCGATGGAAAGTTATAGAATATATACAATATTAGATAAGTCAGAAACAGATAAATATGATTATACTATATATGGATATGATGGAAGTGTAAATATTAGAATTGATGGAAAGGAATATTCTTTAAAAGAAGCATTATTAGAAAATAAAATAACAATGGAAGAAATAATACAAAAAGCGAATAAGGATTTAGATGATAACAAGATAACAGGAGATATGTATAAAGATGGTGGAAGTATGATATATCAATATAATACTTATACAATAATAAAATGTCATACAATAGACGGAAATAGAGATGTATATATCGGAACAAAAGAAATGACATTAAATGATGTCAGATAAAAAATAGCGACAACTTACAATTTATGGAGGAATAATGGATAAAGTATTAAAACAAAGTATAGAGAGAATTGATATAAATGTATGTATAATAAATTTGTTAAAAGAAAATGGCATTAAGACTATAAAAGACTTATGTAGTAAATCAAAAACGGATTTAAGAGAACTTACTTTATCAGTACAAGAAATAAATAAAATTCAAATAGAATTACAATTACTTGGTTTAAATTTAAAAGGTGGTCTATAAAATGTATATAAAAGTTAATAATATAAATATTCATTATACAGAAATAGGAAAAGGAGAACCTATAATATTATTGAATCCTAATAGTACAGATACAAAATCAATGACTTTTATAGCAAAAAAACTAGCAAAAGATTTTAAAGTTTATATTTTTGATAGAAGATGTTGTGGTAAAAGTGAAAAAAATTGTGATTTGACTTATGAAGAAAGTGCAAAAGATGTATATGAATTTATTAAAAAATTGAATATTAAAAAGCCAATTATATTAGGAAGTAGTGGTGGGGCAACAGTTGCTTTAAATGTTGCTATACATTATCCAGATAGTATTGGAAAGTTAGTATCTTGTAGTGGGGTAGCAAGACATGGAATAATAAAAAAACCATTATATGCAAAAATATTAGAAAAACTACCATTTTATCCAGGGAAAAGAGAAAATGAAATGTTTGAAAAATTAAATTTTAATGCTAAAACTTTAACACAAGAACAATTAGAGAAGATAAAAGTTCCCACCTTAATTGTTAATGGTGGAAAAAAAGATATTGTTCCAATAAGTGAAGCTCATTATTTAAATGAATCTATAAAAAAATCTAAATTGCTAATATTAGAAAAAGAAGGACATTTTAGTTATATGATAAATTGCAAATGGTATTATAAATTATTAGATTTTTTATTAAGAAGTTAAATGAAAAAAATAAATGTTTTTTCAGAAGAAATGACAAAAAACGACAAATTATATATGCTACAATAAAAATAGAAGTAAACAATATCGTTACTTCTATTTTTCGTTTAATATTAGTTTCTTCAAATCATTATAATTTAAGTCAAGAACAATGCAGAGAGCAATAAGCTCAAAATCTTTGACAATCATTCCAAAATTCTCTATTCTGTATAATTCAGCTCTTGATATACTAACACCAAGTAAGTCTAATTTTGTAGAAACATCAACTTTAGAATAATTTTTCTTTTTTCTAGCCTCTTGAATTAGTTTACCAACAACATTAGGATTATCATTAAATTTTTTCATTTTGCTACCCTCCTGTCTATTTGCATATTGATTTTATAATATATTTAGTGATACAATAGACAGGGAGTATGTCTATTAAGCGAAAAATTGAAAAAAGAGGCAAAAAAAAACAGTAGATTACTACTGTCAGTTTATTTAGTCATCCTCGACATCATCAAATATGTCATCATTATAGAATTGTCTTAAAGTAATGCCAAGTCCCTCACATAGATGCAATATAGTTCTTTGTTGAGGGCTACGAGAAGTTCCAGATATAATATCGTTTATAGTTGATTTTGGAACACCAGTTGCTTTATATAATTTCCAAGCTGACATATTTTTTTCATCAAGTAATGTTTTTATTCGTATTTGTAGAGCTTCGGATAGTAACATTGATATACCTCCTTTTTATGTATTGTGTGTATAGAATATAAAAAGTATATCAAGAATTACAAATAAAATAGACCGAAAAGTTGGACAATGCTTGATTTTGATGATATAATATTTCCAGAAATTACCTAAATGTTAAAAAAAGGAGGTGCAGAAAGTGGAGAAAATAAGAGTACTATTAGCAGATGATATGGAAATTATAGCTCAAACAATACAAAATATTCTTATGAAAAGAAATGATATTGAAGTAATATATATTGCTAAAGATGGAGAAGAAGAATATAATAAAATTATAGAATTACAACCAGATTTAGTTTTTACTGATAATCAAATGCCAAAAATGAATGGAATAGATGTAATTGAAAAAATATATAATTCAGATATTGAAAAGAAACCTAAATTTGTATTTGCAACTGCAGATACAGACATGGAATTATATAGAAGAGCTTATAAAAGTGGAACAATTTTAGTTATTCGTAAACCTATTGATGAAAATAGAGTAAAAGATGCTGTTGAAGAATATTTAGCAGTGATAGAAGATGAGAAAAATCCTAAAATATCAGAAGAGAACGAAATAAAAGAAGAAAAATCAAAAGAAAGTTTTTTTAAGAAAATAATAAAAAATTTTAAAGAAAGGAATAAATAGTTATGGGAGTTTATGGACATTTACCATTTGAAAAATGGCAAGATAGATACCATACAGAAGCGACTATTGATGTAGCAAAATTTATAGACAAAAAATATTATGGAACTCTATTAAAATTAGGAGTAAAAATAGAAGAAAGACTTTATACAGGTTATGAATATGAGGTAATGAAATTAGAATTATCGAAATATTATATTGATGAAAATATGGACGAGGAAGATATGGAAGATGTTGTTCCTTTAGATAAAACAGGAGTAACAAGAGAGGAATACAATGAAGTGTTAAAACAATTTGATGAACTAGATAGAATTTATAGCGAAAATTATTTGTAATAGATAGATACCAGTATGTTGAGTATTGGTATTTTTTTTGTCTAAAAATTACTAGAATTGTTGAGAAAAAATGAATTTTATGATATAAAGTAAAATGTATATAAATAAATTCTCGGAGGTAGAAAATGGAAAATAATATGAGAGAAAGAGAAGAACTTCACAAAGCAATATGGTCTATTGCAGATGATTTAAGAGGTTCTGTTGATGGTTGGGATTTTAAACAATACATTTTAGGTATTATGTTTTATAGATATATATCAGAAAATATAACAAATTATATAAATGATGGAGAAAGAAAAGCAGGAGATAAAGAATTTGATTATGCAAAAATATCAGATGATATGGCAGAATCAGAAAGAGAAAATCTTGTAAAAGAAAAAGGATTTTTCATATTGCCATCAGAGTTGTTTTGTAATGTATGCAAAAGAGCAAGAAATGATGAAAACTTAAATGAAACATTAGAGAAAATCTTTAACAATATTGAAAATTCTGCAAAAGGTGCAGAAAGTGAAGATGATTTTTCTGGTTTGTTTGCAGATGTTGATGTTAATAGTAACAAACTTGGTGCAACAGTACAAAAAAGAAATGATAAGTTAGTAAAAATATTAGAGGGTATAGCTAATATTAAATTAGGAGATTATCAAAACAATTCAATAGATGCTTTTGGAGATGCTTATGAGTTTTTAATGAGTATGTATGCATCTAATGCAGGAAAATCTGGTGGAGAGTTCTATACTCCTCAAGAAGTTAGTGAATTATTAACAAAATTAGCTATAGTTGGAAAGAAAACAATAAATAAGATATATGATCCAGCTTGTCGGTTCAGGTTCTTTGCTACTAAAAGCAGCAAAGATTTTAGGAAAGGAAAATGTTAGAAATGGTTTCTTTGGTCAAGAAATAAACTTAACAACATATAACCTTTGCAGAATAAATATGTTTTTACACGATATAGGATATGATAAATTTAATATAGCTTGTGAAGATACATTAGTATCTCCTCAACATTGGGATGATGAACCATTTGAAGTAATAGTATCAAATCCACCATATTCGATTAAATGGGCAGGAGATGATAATGCAGTTTTAATAAATGACCCTCGTTATTCTCCTGCTGGAGTATTAGCACCTAAATCAAAAGCAGACTTTGCATTTATTATGCACTCTCTTGCTTGGTTAGCAACTAATGGAACTGCATCTATTGTTTGCTTTCCAGGTATATTATATAGAGCAGGAGCAGAACAAAAAATCAGAAAGTATTTAATTGATAATAATTTTGTTGATTGTATTATACAATTACCAGACAACTTATTTTTTGGTACTTCAATAGCAACTTGTATTATGGTATTAAAAAAGAATAAAAATGATAATAGTACATTATTTATAGATGCTACAAAAGAGTGTGTAAAGGTAACTAATAATAACAGATTAACAGAAGAGAATATAAGTAATATAGTTAATATTTTTTCCAATAGAGAAGATATAGAATATACATCAAAATTAGTTTCAAATAAGGAAATTGCAGAAAATGATTATAACTTATCTGTATCAACTTATGTTGAAAAAGAAGATACAAGAGAGAAAATTGATATTGTTGAATTAAATAAAGAAATAGATGAAATAGTTGCAAGAGAACAAATTCTTCGTGATGAAATAAAGAAAATTATTTCAGAAATCGAGGTATAATAGTATGGGATATAGAATGAGTAAAATTGATGAATTAATTAATAAGTTATGCCCTAATGGTGTTAATTTTTTTGAGTTGGGCGAAATAGCAACATTTTCACAAGGAATACAAGTTGATGTAAATAAACAGTTTTATGAGCCATTTGAAAACAGTGTACCTTTTTTAAGAATTGTTGATTTTGTAAATGATAATGAACCACCTAGATATATAGAAAAACCAAATGAAAAATATATAAAACAAGAAGATGAGATGGTAATGA